ACGCTGCACGCGCAGGCTTTCCAGCGGCATGCGGTCCACCGCTTTCAGCAGCAGCTTGATCACTTCGTCGGCCTTGGCCGGGCTGGCGGCATCGACCACCAGCCAGCCGTTGACCGGGTCGATCCAGACGTGCGTGAAGCTGAGAAGAGGATGCGAGCGGGGCAGCAATTCGTCAGCGATGCGCTCTTTCAGTTCCTTCATGGCTTTCTTGCCGGGGGCGAAACCTTGCGCTTCTTCCATTTCAGCGGCGCGCGCCTTCGCTGCCTGGTTAATGACCGCGGCGGGAAGTAGCTTCTTCTCGGTCTGCAGCCGCAGCAGCCACTGGCCATGCACAGCATGCACCAGCGGCACGCCGTTGCCGCGCGGCGCGATCCAGCCCTGACGCATCAGCTCGTTGCTGCCGGCTGGCGTGAACACGTGCGGCGCCAGCGCAGCGCTCAACTGCTCAACGGCATACTCCCATTTGGTCGGCAGCCGGTAAATTTGTGCATTCTTGAAAAACATCGTAACTCCTCAGGGTTCTGATGTGGCATCAGCTGGCGCGTCGATTTCGGTGATGGCGAAGTCGACGCTATGACCGTTGCTGGTGGCGCCCAGGACGTGCAGCATATGTTCCTTACTCAATTCGATGACGTCGCCGCCGCCACCTTCGTGCGAGACTGTCAGGTGATACTCGTCGTCTGCCTGCCGCCAGCAACTGATGAAGCGACCCTTTATGCGCGTGGTAGCCATTCAATCCTCCACTTCGGTTTCATCAGCCCGCACATCCCGCCGGCCTGGACCTGCCTTTACTTCCTCTTCGATGACGGCCTCGCTTTCCTGCTTGGTGCGCTGGCGGAATTTCCAGTCGTCCTGTTCATCCCTGGCACGGCTGGAACGGCTCCGGATTGCGCGGTTGCGGCGGTAGGTGTTCGCCGCCTCATGATCCTGCCGCGCTATTCGCTGGGCTTCGGTTTCATCGCTCATGGCATCCTCACGAGGAACATGACGGCCGCTTTGGGCAAGCGATCTTGCCCCTGCAGCGATATGGGTCTGAGCATCGCGCCTCGAAGCCGGTAGACGGCTTGGCGTCGCCATGCAAGATCGGAAAGGCTGAGTAGGGCAGACCGTCTACTGTCGCCACCGCTTCGCCGTATTTCGCCTCCGCGACGCTGCGCGCTTCCTCCGCAGATTCCGCTTCGATGCAACCAGGGCGGGAGCGGCCTACGAACGTGACCCAGTAAGACGGCATTGGACGTTCCTATAAAAGTTGTTGAGTTCGCGCTTCAGGAGCGCAGCGCGCACTGCCAGTCGCAAAGGCAGGCCGGCACGGCGGTTGTTCAGGATGTCGCGCGCGATGGTCATGGCGTCGTTCCAGAGTTCACGGCTTCGGTTTCGCTCTGCGCCGCATAGTCGGCGGTGCCGGCTAACGCGTACAGCAGCAGGATCACGAGGATCGCTGGAATGCAGGACTTTAGGTCGTCTTTCATGATCAGCGCCCTGTATCGCGACCGGTTTGCATCAGGCCCCAGCCCAGTTGGCGCCGGATTTCCTCAGGGGAGGGCGGCGGCGCCTTGGATGCATGGCGATCCTGCAGATATTGCTTCACTTGCTGTTTGGTGGGATGCGCAACCATGACTGCCTCCAAGGGATTAAGAGGCGGGGTGGCTCCCGCCGGCTGCGGACTTGCAGCGCCTTCTTGCAACCACACAGCGGCCAGCGAGAATCGAACTCGCGACACACCCGACTTGGAAGGACAGGGCTCTACCATCTGAGCTATGGCCGCTGTGTGGGGCCTGACGTTTCCGCCAGGCCGGTGCTACTATCTGCTTCGCTTGTGTGCACCCCGCGACGGGCTTATAGACCACCGGACTTAGGCCGGGCCTGCATCTGTCACCGGAAGGTGAGGCCGTGACGTCCCAGCCCTATTCCACGCCTTCCTCGCTGCCGTACCCCACTTATCCAAAACCCCAACCAAACCACCGCGACCGAAACACCGGCCGGTCCTGCTGTAATTCATAGATCAGCCGCATGAGGCGCTGCTCTTTCCGAAGAGGGAAGGCGATGACCATCACATCCCCAACTGCTCGATCGCATCGCCCACGGCCTCAAGAGCAGCAGTGCGCCGCGCTTCCAGCGATGCGGGTGCCGTGGCCAGCATGCCCAGCTCGCGGGCGGCGTCGATATCGGCGTCTGTGAGCATCACTTCCTGGACTACGCTAAACAGCGCGCGGCCGGTGCCCTCGTAGTTGACCGTGAATGCGGTTCGCACCAGGTCTTCCAACACTCCCGTGTCAGCGAAAAGAGCGCGCAGGCTTTCGGCAACTTTGGCGGCGGCCTTCCCATCGCCAGCCGCAATGGACAGCCGTTGCAGCCGGAACTTCTTGAGGGCCGCTTCGCGAAGCTTCTTGTCGGCGCCGCCGGCTGCAGTAGCGTCCGACGAAGTCGTTTCGATGAAGCGGGATTCGCTGATATCCATGGTGGAGCTCCTGATCGAGGAAGGCGAAGTACTAAATTACTGAATAACCAATCTGCGAACGGCCCGCGCGCGGTACTGATTCGACTTGTGGTCGCAGAACTGGCCGCCATCGCCGAAGAACTGCAACCAAGCGCAGTCAGGGTCGCCCGCGTGCTGCGTAGAGGACCAATACCAGGCTGCGTCGAAGGCATTGGCCTCTCCGTCCTTGAAGGACTCGACGCAGGTCTGCGCCGGCGAGTCGGCGGTGTATGCATGCGTGGCAGGCGACGCGCTGGCGTTCACGCCGCTGCGGGCATAGAGGTAGTTCTGCTCGGCTGTCGGCTTGAAGTGGCGATACAGCATTTCGAGCTCGTCCTGTGCTGGCAGATACCAGTCCGCGAAGCCGCCGATCTCGAGCGCCAGGATTTGCTTGGCCAAGTTGGAGCCTGCTTCGGCCATTGCGGCAGTATTGGTGCGGCCGTCGCAGTAGCTCAGTGCGCCGGCCACGGATTTCGCGGAGGCATTCCATGCACCACGCAGTTCGCCACCGGCTTTGGGGCTGGCGATCAGCGCGCAGAGCTGGCCGTTGACATTCATGATGCCGACAAAGAAGCCGCCTGCAAAGGGCGCGCCTGGTTGGAGCAGTTTGACTTCAGCGTTGACGACTTCGGCTGGTGCTAGGGCGTTCATTGTGTTCTCCAATTCGTTATAAGGTGAGTTGCGTAATCACGCTGCGCAGTGGGCCAGTAACGACCTCCTGCATGGTCCAGGCGGTGTAGGCCACCAAGGCAAGCACGACTACGACGAAAATGCGGCTACGGTTCATGGTGCTACTCCTTGATTTCACCGGCGGCGAGCAAACCGGTCTTGACAATCTCGGCAATCCGCTTGTTTGGTGGCGACAGGTAAATGGCCAGCAACGCGCCAACCAGGGCCTCGTATGCGTTGATCGCATTCAGCATGTACTCAATCTCGCGCACACGCCGTGCTGTCGGCTCAAATTTCCTTACGTCCTCCACCGTCATATTCGGCACGATCGCGAAGGTGGATCCAATCGCCTCACCATTTGCGTCGGTGACGATGTGCGCATTACTACCATCGGAGAAGCCGAGCCGAAGAGGCAGTGCTACCGGTGTAGGGCGCTTTGGAATTTCGATGTTGCGTTTTGCGGAGTTCATGGCTGTTTCCCTACTTAGCCGTTGCCTTGATTGAATATTAGGCTAAGCCTAGGTTAAAAACAAGGCACTGCCTGAATATATTTTCAAGTAGTGCCTTAGTTGCGAAAAATTGATCGATGTGGAGGTGTGGGTTTGAGGGTAGTGCAACTTACTTGCAAAGTGAAAGCGGCGCTGTGGCTCACAAGTATGCCCGACATTGATACCTAGTTGATACCAAATTCAGCAACGTCGAAGTGGCGGCTTGCACAATTGCCGGATGACGAAAATTAAGAAAAGCGACTACTCGGCAATGACGCTACGTCTTCCGAAGGATGTGATGGAACGTCTGGATGCGGCCGCAGACCACCATGGCCGAACCAGGTCAGACGAGATCCGGGCCAGGCTGGATGCATCGCCGACCGACGAGCGGCTGGAGGCTGTGGAGCGCGAGTTGCGCGAAATGAAGGGGATGCTGCGGAAATTACTAGATGCGGCAGGCTAGGTGCGGATGATAGATTTGCCCGAGCGAGGCAAGTCCATTGCGCCGCTTGTGGTGTGGCGCGCCAGCAATCAAGATCACCAGGGAATTATCGTTCGAGCGCTGCGCATAATCGGGATCAGTGCCCACGCCGCAAGAATCAGTAGTGCAATGTAGCCACCGGCAATCATCCAGCCGTTCCCTGGCCGTGATCGGCCGGTGGAGACAACGGCGGTGAGTACGGCAAGGCCGAGCCAAGAAAATAGCAGTTCCATGGTTTCCCCATGTCGGCAAGAGCGTGCCGGTTTCGCCTACTAATCTTAGCCAATTCAACAACCTGAAATCTATTCAATTGTTTCATCCATTCAACTAGCTTTTCACAAGTTGCCAAGGGAACAGGCTGGATTACCCGGTCTGGCAGATCGCGCACTAGGTGGCGCTCGCCGGCGCGGCTATTGGCCTATCTCATTTCAAGGCCACCAACGTCGAAGGTCATGATGTGATTGCCCTGTTGAAAGAGGGTCGCTTCCACGCGCATCACTTTCGCGGCCCTTAATTTTACGGAAACCTTCGATCCTGGGACCAGGATTAACGCATCCGTGGCGTGGTCCGAGGGCGGCTCAGCTCTGAGCGTGATTATCTCTCCATCATCAAATCGCACTGCTATCGCGCAGCCGTGGACGCCGCAGACGAAATGCCCTTGTTTGACCTGCAGCATAATGTCAGTGCTAAGGTCGGGATTCAGTCGGATAGTGAGTGTTGGGGTGTATCTGCCTGGAAATCGAGGCTCGTTATTGGCCCCGATGGTTGCGAGCCGTACCGTTTTACCAGTCATCGGGTCCACGCGCGACTCGTAATTCCAGAGATGCGGCACCTCGATGCGTGGCGCCTGGATGGGCTCCCCTTTTTGGAGCTGAGCCTCCATTGCATCCGTGATCTGGCTAATCGCCACATCCTCACTTGTCGAAACGTTTGGTTCGCTACCAACTCCCCTATGACGCCCCTCTCCCAGCGCTCCCCAAATCAGCGCCGCCAGAACAGAACTCGAGATGACCCATTTCAAAGGCATCATGGGGTGACTCCACTTATGAAAGGTGAGAATTATTGAGTTTTGGGACGCAAACTGAAGGGTAAAAGGCGCTCTTTTTTCGCGTTATGAACTTTTCATAGTTAAATTAAAGTTGTTCGCACCCCAAACAATTTGACTGACGACAATGAAGAAGCTAACCCGAGTTGTTGCGGCATACAAACTAATGGATCAGCGGGCTCGAAAGGACGCATTGCGCATTCTTGAGCGGCTGGCGAAAGATTATCCCGTCCGCAACTTGCCGCCAACTTATTTTCCAGCGCCATCGCTTCCGCGAAGGAGTTCGTCAGCAAGCCCGAGTAGGGTGCGTCGATCTCGGCTATCCAGTTGGTGAAGTACGGACAGCAACTCGCACCCCTCTAGATTCACAAGCATCATGAAGCGCCCAGGCTCCAAGCCCCTGACCTCAACAGGCTTCTGCGGCTCGCAAGGTATGGGGTCTTCCCAGCTGTAGCCGGCAGCTTCGCACTCGCCCTTCGACATAAATACAAGATGCGTTGGTACGGGCGTTTCCCCAAGAAGCTGGGACGTGGTCATTCTGAAAATCTGCGCCATCTCCCTCGCATTTTCCAGGCTAGGCATCCCCTTGCCGTTCTCATATGCAGAGATGTTTGTATCTGCCATACCCAATGCTTTGCCAAGCTCACTCTGGCTCCAGCCCTTCTTTTTTCGCGCACGGCGGACGATTTCAGGAAATTTCATAAGGTATAGCCTAACAAAAAATACTTGCGCATGGCCTTGACGTAAAGTTAGGCATAGCCTAAGCTTGAACGTATGAGCATTGAACTGAAACAAGCCATAGACGACGCGGGCGGGGCCGGCAAAATCGCCGAGCACTTCGGCATAAGCGCGGTTTCAGTGTACGAATGGATTACGCGAGGTTCGGTGCCTGCGGAGAAGTGCCCGGAGATCGAGAAGTTCAGCGCCGGCGTTGTGCGGTGCGAGCAGTTGAACGACAAGGTCGATTGGTCCTACCTTCGTAACACCAAAGCGGCTTAGCGGCTGCTGCAGCAGAAGTAGCACCACAACTAGAAAGCCAGAAGTCAGATTCACCGGGAGAAATTTATGAGTAACAGCAGCACTAGCAGCGTTAGCGACATCCTGGTCAAGGCGTACTTCGATCCGGACTTGTTTTTGAGTTTCCGTGATGTGTGCCGGGAAGTTGGACTTAAACATAGCAGCGCCTTGAGGACCTTGGTTAAGCAGTGGGTTGCAATACATCGTAAGCCAATGCCGGCCAGGGTTGAAGGTCCCAAAGTGGGCCAAGTTTTCAGCTTGCCGAACTTCGGTAGTCGTGTGAACTACGGCAGCGCCCCGGCCCGCCTGCGGCCCTGATTCGATTGTCCTGGAAGGGCTGTCGGTTGAACGCCGGCTGATCTGGAAGCAAAGCGAGCTCACTGAATAGTGAGCAATTTAGAAAACTGGGGAATGCCTATGCACCAATCGCGAGGCAACGGGAGCCAGCCCTTAGACCCCTTGGGGGCCTCTCCCGAAGACAGAGTGATCGCATTGGCTAAGAAGTGGCGTGAGGCGGACAAGTCTCACGCCGCAACAAAGAGTTCGACGGACAGCATCAAGGAATACCGCGCCCGCCAGGCTCTGCGTGAAGCCATCGACAAGCTCTGACGGATTCGACAACGGCGGCTTCGGCCGCCACCTATAAAAAATACTGGAGAGAACATGTCCGACCTGTCCGAAATCAAGAGCATCAAAGCCAGCATCGCTGAGCTCAATGCCCGCGTAGACGCGCTCGCCGCCGCGGCGCTGGTAGTTGAAATCCCATCCATGAAGATCGAGCTGCGCGAGGGAGAGCGCTACGCCGGCCTGGTCCTGAAGTCTGACGGTACGCCCAGCCACCATGTCGTGCTTCTGCCCGGCTCGACCGAATCCAACTGGGACGATGCTGTGGCCTGGGCGCTGGCGCTGGGCGGCGATTTGCCCGATTGCTGCGAGCAGAGCTTGTTGTATGCCAACCTGAAAAGCGAGTTTGAGCCCTGCTACCACTGGTCCCGCGAGCAGCACGCGGGCACCCCTGACTTCGCTTGGATGCAGGGCTTCAACGGTGGCGACCAGTACTGCAACCTCAAGTCGGATCAGTACCGCGCGCGGGCCGTTCGCAGATCGCCCCTTTAACCCTTTAGTACTTTTCCCTCCGTAGGAGGGTGCTGTTCCTGAATTTTTCGGGGGTCTATCATGAAATCGGTCACCAACTCGCTGCACTGGTTCGTGTTTTACGCGGCAATAGCCTGGATCTTCCATATCGCTCGCCAAGGCGACGCCTACGCGCAAGCCGCATTCCCTGCATTGATCATTCTCCGTAGCCTGGCCATGATCGTCGTCGCATTTGCGATGGATACCGCGTGGTATCAGCCGCGCTCGACGGCAATGGCGAGCCTACGATTCTGCGCCGAGGCCCTGATCCTCCTGGGCCTTCTGGCAAATGGCAACAACGTGGCAGTAATCATATCGGTGCTGACCATACTGCTCTACGAGTTCGCCCGGGCTCGCGTGTCCTACCAAGCCTGACGCCTCCCCATAAACCGTTCGAGAAGCCATGGAGATCATCATGGGTTACCTTCGCATGCCTGCGCGCCGCGCAAAAGACCGTGTGCCTACCAAAGCACCACCTCAGCCTAAACCGGCGCGGGGAGTGGCGCCATGAATACCCCCAAACTCAAGAGGGAACGCGACGCCATAGTCCGTGCGAACATCCTGGACCACATCCGGGCTTACACGCAAGTGAGCCTTTCGGACCTTTGCCGGGAGTTCGAGATCGATGAGGCATCCGCCGTCGTGCACCTGCAGGCACTACGCGCCAAGAAAGAGGTCCACCGCGCCTGCGCATTTAGTTCACCAAGTACGCTGAGCCAGATCTGGACCGTGGGCGAACTAGGGGACCGCGAGGCTGGCGGGTCCTTTGAACCGATCCAAGTCACCATCCGCCACTGGGCCGGCGAGGCTCAAGCCTTCCACCGCACCACCCTTGAGCACCTGCTGTGTTTTGCTCGTTCGCAAGCGGAGGTGGTATGAATATCAAACCCCTCGAAATCGGCGAGATCGTCACTGCCGTAAATGACCTGTCGTGCTGCGACGGCATCGCACTGGAATACGACGGGCAGGACGTCCAGGTTGTTGGCTCGCCGGTGTTCAAAATGGTTGACGATGACACCGCTCAGAAAGGCTTCCGTTATCGCAGTTTCTACGAGGTCCGCGCCAAGGACGGCAAGGTGCTACTGTGCCAGCGCCACGAGCTGCTGCGGCGCCAAGACGGCCGCGAAGTGGTCGAGCGCGAATATGCCCAGCTGATCAAGCGCCTCACCATCAAGGTGATGGCATGAGCCGGGCATATCAACTGAACGAGGCATCGTTCCTGCGGGACGTGGCCGACCACAAGCTGATTGTGCTGCGCGATGACGGTGTAAGTCGCCACATTCGCTTCAAGCGCCCAGACACCAGCTGCTACCACTTCGACCTGATCACGTGGCCTGGCATCCTTTGCTACACCGGCGACATGGGCACGTACGTGTTCCAGCGCACCACCGACATGTTCGAGTTCTTCCGCCAGGATCGCGAGTACAACGCGAGCAAGGGCCGCGCCTTGAGCATCAACTTGAGCTACTGGACCGAGAAGCTGATAGCGGTGGACGGCAACAGGGGCGGCGGCAAGGTGAAGGAGTTCAACGAGAAAAAGTTCAAGCGTGTCATCAACGGGTACCGCCTGCAGTGGATCCGTGACGCCAAGGAGAGTGGGGCGCTCGACAAGGACGGCCGACGTGAGCTGTGGGAGGCGGTTGATGACGAGGTATTGGGCGCGCTGGAGGATGGCGAATACCGAGCCACTTGTGCGGCCTATGACTTTCATCACGTCGACGCTGGCGACACCCAGCGGCGCGGCTGGCAGTTCGATGATCTGTTCGAGCACGACTTCACCGAATATACGCACAGCATCGTCTGGTGTTGCTACGCGCTGGCATGGAGCATCGAGCAGTACGACCTTTTCAAGGGCCAGCCGGTGGAGGTGGCAGCATGACCATCATCCGCGCCACTGAAGAAACCGAAGTCCGTGCGGGCCATTGGGTGCACGGCCCTTCGAGCCTGCAATACGGCCAGCACTCCGAGCCACGTAAGGTCACCCGCATCGCCGGCAAGCGCGTCCACTACAAGCGCCTGGACGGCACCGAGTCCTTCATGCTGCGCGCCAACGTGCTGATGGTGTGCGACACGGAAGCCGAGGCTATCCAGGTTCACTTTCTGTCTACTGCTCGTGACCGCCACATTGGCGATGCGGTGCGCAACGTCCTCTCGGAGAAGGCGGCGCTGTACGAAGACTTTTTGAGCAACTTGGTTCGCGGAGAGCATCCATGAGCTCGGAAGATCGCATCAATCCAGAATCTGGCGGCCACGCCATGGCGATCGGGCGAGTGTATGTCGAGCGCGACCCGCTTTACGTACTGAAGGAGCTCCGCGCACAGATGGCGTGGAGTTCTCGGGACGGATGGTTTATACCTCTCGGCGAAAGCGGCTACAAGCGCCTGATCGAATGCATCGCCTTTCACACTGGCGGCGACACCATTATTGCGAAGGATGGGTCATGAAAGAGCATCCGATATTGTTTTCGGCGCCCATGGTGCGAGCACTGCTGGACGGCAGCAAGACGCAGACGCGGCGCGTCGTGAAGGCTAAGCACCTGCCGTTCATCGAGAACCTGCTGGGCGGCCTGCTCGATGACAAGTGGAGCCAGCGCCCTCTGCCTTACGGCAAGCCGGGCGACCGCCTGTGGGTGCGTGAGGCTTGGTCGATCGAAATGCTCGGTGCGTTCGGTACCGACAAGGGCTACGACCGCACCTATGAACTGCGTTTCCGTGCCGACGATGCCGAGCGCGAGATTCACGTCGCGCCGGGTGAGCCTGACCCGTACATTAAGCTCTACGACAGCCAACGAGGCGCCTGGCGCCCAAGCATCCACATGCCGCGCTGGGCCAGCCGCATCCTACTGGAGGTCGTCATCGTGCGGGTGGAGCGGCTGCAGGCGATCAGCGGGGTCGACGTGTTGGCTGAAGGCGTGAAGCGCGACCGCGCTGGCGGACACTTCATCGACGGCACGGATGCGCGCTACACCGCAGCGGTCGGCGCGCCCGCCTCCGATGCATTCTCGGCGCTGTGGGAATCCATCAACGGCGCCGGCAGCTGGGACGCCAACCCGTGGTGCTGGGTGATCGAATTTCAATGGGTGTCGCCATGACTGCCTGCCAATATGTGCGCGAGTACTACGGCGTGCCAGCCACGGTCGGCCGCCTCGTCACCATCAACGGAAAGCGCGGCATCATCGCTGCCGACCGTGGGCACTACATCGGCGTCAACTTCGACCATGACGAGCCTGGTGTGATCCTCAACGCGCACCCGACCTGGGAGGTTGTGTACGGCGAAATGGGCAAGGTCCGTCAGCCGAACCGTGCTCAGGGCGCCTATCGAGACTACCTGCACTCGGAATGCTGCGAGTCCTTCGCCGAATGGCTTGGAATTGAGTTGCCGTGCGTCCGCCACGAGAGTTACTGGAATCGCGAGAAGGAATGCCGCCAAGACCTGTACAAGTACGAGCGCTTCAAGCGAGTCGACTACGACTACACGGAGCACATCCAGGGCGAGTGGAAACCAACAAAGAAGGAAGCCAGGGCCAGCTACAAGGCGGCGCTGAAGGCCCACAAGGCGCAGCAGAAAGCGTGGGCCGCAGCATGAACGTCAAGCCAGGAGATTTGGCCATCTGCACGCATGGCCGGCATACCGGAAAGATAGGAACCGTCCTGCGAGCATGGACGCCGGGGCAGGCCATCGACGGGAAGCTGTGGGCGGATGCGCCACCCGAACTGGCTCCGTTCTGGGTGATAGAGGCGGCAGGATATTTCGTCCACCCGAACGGCAAGAGCGACAAGCGCGGGCCGTTTCCGGATTCGTGGCTGCGACCCGTTTCCGGCATTCCAGAGCTGGAGCAGACCGCTCAGGAGGTGACGCCATGAAGCCCCTGAAGGCCTACGAGGTCTACGACGGCGGCGACAACTGGGCAATCCGCTTTGCCACCAACTCGGCGACTGCCCGGCGCGAAGGCGCGAACGAGTGCGGCTGCGAGTTCCATGAGGTGGACCACTGCCGCCGCAAACCGGAGCTGGACCAGTACGCGCCCGGGCCAGTGCCGGCTGCAGCGCTGATCGCGGCCGGCTGGTCATACGAATGCGGCAGCTACGATTGCTCGAACCCGGTGTTTCAGGACACCGAGGGCATGCAAATCAGCGCCGCCGGAACCGCGTATTGCTGCGAGGCATGCATGGCGCAGGACTTCGCCCGCCAGCGTGGCCGCGCCGCAGCCGAATCTGCGCTGATCGAGCTGGTTCAGGCGCGCATGCCGGGCTGCCATGTCGCCAGCGTCCATGTGTACGGCCGCCGGCTTGAGGCCGCCCGTCCGGGCTTTGGCGCCAGGTGCATCGCCTACTTGACCTTCCCCGGCGCGCAATACGGCGCCGAATGGGTCTTCGGCGAGGATGGTCCGCGCATACACGCTGACGACTTACCTGCACTTCGCGCGCTCTATCCGGACCCGGATCAAGGGGCAGCCCTATGACCCGCATCCTGGTGACCGGCACCTGGCTTGGATCCTACAGGGTCGGCCAGCTTCTGGAGATAAACGGCAAGGTGGTTGGCACGATCTGCGACATACAGATCCACGGAAGCCAGCAGGTGGTCGACCTGTTGCGCTACCAGCCGTTCGAGCCACGGCCAGAACTCAGCGCACACCACGCTCCCAAATTCGGTGGTGACCGCCCCTACCTGAAACGCAAGAAAGGACGCTCGTGATGGAAAACGCACCGAAAGCTGGCCGGAGCTGGACTATGACTCTGCTGCCGATCCTTGTTGCTGGCGGCCTGGTCTTCGCCTTGGTAAGCGCTTACGTCGAGTGGAGTGCGGCATGAAGCGTGACCGCGTGACGGCAGCACGATCCCTAATCACCCACCTGGACGAGCTCCAGCCCACCATCCGGTTTGCCGACGTTCTTCAGCTTGTTTCGGTATCCGCATCGCGGACAAAGAAAATAGCAGCCGAAATGATCTATGGCCGGCTCCACCTCGGAGAATTTCAGGTCGGCTGTGCATCGTTTGCAAGTCCACATATCTTGCCTCCATTGCAAAAAGTGGATCGTAGCACGACTTTTCGTACCCGCTTATCACCCGTACCGGAGGTCGAAAGTGACTAAATCTCGCGGCATCATCACTCCGAAACATCGCTGGACCGACTGGCAAGACCAATTGATGCGTGACTTCTATCCGCATGTCACAGCAAAAGATATGGCCAGGACCATCGGAGTCAGCCTATCGGCAATATACAACAGGGCTGGTGCGCTTGGCCTTGCAAAATCCGAGCAATTCAAAACCGGCCCTCAATCGTGCCGCCTGCGGCGCGGTGATGGCGTCGGATCGGAAACTAGATTTCAGAAAGGGCAGTCGCCCTGGAACAAGGGCACGAAGGGCGTTCATAAAGGTGGCGAGCAAACGCAATTCAAACCCGGTCAGCTTCCGCACAACACCAGCGAAATCGGCAGTTACCGACTGGATAAAGACGGGACCTTGCAGCGCAAGATCAGCAACGACAAGGGTAACAACAGCAAGCGCTGGAGAGGCGTCCACGAGCTGGTATGGGTCGCCGAGAACGGCCCCGTCCCACCGAAGCACATCGTGATCTTCCGGCCAGGCTGCCGCACTAGCAATCTCGAGGAAATCACCATCGACAAGGTGGAGTGCATATCCCTTGCCGAAAACATGCGACGCAACACGCGACACAACCTACCCCAAGAATTGGCGGACCTGATTGCGCTACGTGCCGCCCTGAACCGCAAGATCAACGCGAGGACTGAATCATGAGCGACAACAACATTGACGCACTGCGCGGACACTTGTTCGACGCACTGAAGGGTTTAAAGGACGGCTCGGTGGACATCGATAAAGCGCGGGCCATTTCCGGCGTCGCTCAAGTGATCATCAACACCGCAAAGGTGGAGGTCGAGTACGCAAAGGCTACAGGAAAAGGAAGTAGTGAGTTCCTGGACAAGCAGCCGCAACTGCCGCCTGGCATCACTGGCGTCACGCAACATCGCCTCAAGTGACCGCCATGGGAGCCTTTTGTATTTTCGGCATAAGCCGAACCAACTGCCGCCGCGTCGCGGAGCGCAAAGTTCCAACCATGGAGGGTAAGCGCGCCTTGTCGATTGAGGAATGGGCGGGCCGCGTTGTGACCATGGCAGCGGAACTGTTCGAAACCACTGACAAGCGCGTGAAGGTGAGTCCCGAGCTGGATGCGCCGCAGTTCTGCCAAGACTGGATCAACGCTCAGCCGGACGAGGTTCGCCAGGCAGTGATCATGGTTCGTGGCCCGAAGGTCGATAAAAACGGGGGGGCAGTAACTCGCAATGGAACTCCCGTAATGACTTGGTTGGAGTGGGACGAATCAAAAGCTCCCGCTCGACCTTTTGGCGAGTGATGTATGCCCGGACTTAAGCGATCAGCCATGAAGCCCGGCACTCAGCCAATGAAGCGTACAGCGTTCGCGCGCGTGGAGCGCATCGAGGCCCGCGAAGTATCAAAACTGAAGCGCACCACGCCGGCGCGCAAGGCCGCAATGAAGACGAAGCAGCGCCCGCGCACCCCGGCTGACATCGAACTGCATGACCGCATGGCGGCGCTGGGCTGCATTGCCTGCATAAAGGACGGTAAGTTCAATCCGGTAGTCAGTATTCACCACATCGATGGCCGAACGAAACCCGGCTGCCACTCGCTGGTGCTGCCGCTGTGCGCCGGCCATCACCAGGACGGGGCCGGCGAAGACAAGACGCTGATCGCGGTCCACCCATGGAAGAAACGCTTCGAGGCCTACTACGGCGCGCAGTTGGATCTGCTCGCCCAATGCATGAGCCTCATCGCCCAACTGCCGCAACCAAAACCAGAACGGAGAGAAGAATGTCCAGCTTTCGCCAAATGACCAATGAAGGCGTCATCCACCGAGCCGACGGCGAGAAGATCGGCTATTTCGATATTCATATCGAGCCGGGCCTGAATCCCGAAGGACGGACCGACGAGGAAGAGGAGCAGGACGAGGAGCTTTATCGCTTCATTGAAAAGCACGGAATCTTCGCGCTGGAGCAGTGGGAAGTGCGTCCGCGCGAAGAGGGCGGCGTGTGGATTGTGGATGGCCATCGCCGGCACAAGCAGTACGGCCGACTGATCGCTGCGGGCAAGGCGATCCTCGACAAGAAGACGCAAAAGTACCTGGTTCCCATCAAGCAGTTCGCCGGCAACGACCTGGAGCGCCTGTACCGCATCGGCACCAGCAACAAAAAGAAGGACATGAAGCCGCTGCAGTTCGCTGAGCTATGCAAGCGCGCCTTCCATGGTTTCGGCCAGACCGTGGACCAGATCGCTGACGGCATGGTCTGCTCGCGCGCCAAGGTTGCGCAAGCCTTGCTGCTGGCGGGCGCCAACCACGACGTCCAGGAGGCTGTGAAGGCCGGCACGGTGGCAGCCACCGAGGCTGTGAAGGTCGTCCGCAAGCACGGCGAAAAGGCGGGCGCCGTGATTCAGAAGGCGGCGGAGGTGGCCGCTGCAGCCGGAAAGAAAAAGGTGACAGCGAAGCACATCGAGCCCGAGGTGCCAGGCTGGCCGAAGAAGGACCGCGTCGAAGTACTGCGCCGCCAGGTGTCGTGCGAGGACTTCGTTGCTGCCATCCGCAAGGAGATGGCTGGCGGCGCCCGCTGTGAGGTGGTCTGCCCGGATTATGCGGAGCTGGTGACGTTCTTGCGCGGTACCGAGAAGCTGGTCGCTGCCGAAGCCACGGAGTGACGCCATGACCCCCGTCGATCAGGAATTCACCAGTAAGCCGGAAATCGGCGAGCACGGCGACTGCCAGCGTGCCGTGATCGCTTCGCTGCTGGACTTGCCGCTGGCAGAGGTGCCGCACTTCCTGCAGATTGCCCGCGGTGATGCCAACAAGTATTGGGAAGGCATCCAGAGATTCCTACGCGCGCACGGCTTCGCCTACCTGACCACGAGCCGCGCCTGGAACTTCTTCGGCGATGAGGGCGACATATACCACGAGATCAGCGGCCCATCGCCGCGCGGCAATGGCCTGTATCACGCGGTGGTGGGCCGCAACGGCGAGATCGTGCATGACCCCCACCCATCCCGCGCCGGGCTCGCTGGCGACCCTAAAGAATGGACGCATGCCTACCTGGTGCGCGTCGGGCGGCCGGCGCCGACGCCAAAAATCGATCCGCGCCAACTTGACCTGATGGGAGCAACACCATGAATGACCAGAAAATCTATGCCCTCATGTTCGTGACGCCAAACATCCGCGCCGCCGAGATCGCCGATGCGCTGGCCGCACCGCTCGCGGACGTCAGTGAGGCACTGCGCGACCTGGTGACCGCCGGCGACGTCGTGCGCATCACCGGCCTTGGCCCCGATGGTCGCCAAGCGATGATCTACAACCTGAGCGATGAATTCAAGGCCTCGCGCAAGTACGCGGCCCTGCGCGAATCGGCAGCCCCAGGAAGCGCTCCCACAGCGGCGCCAACGCCCGTATCTACTCCGGGACCCGCAGTACCCGCAGCACCATTCCCCACTGTCGCCCCGAGTGCGCCACCGGCCTCGGCGCCGCCGCCTGCGGACGAAGCAGGGCAGGGCGAATCGCGCCGCGTCAGCCCAATGATGCGCACCGAGCGCGCTATGGCCTTCCTGCGCGAGCGCGGCGACCAGGGCGCTCGCTCCACGGAGTTGGTCGAGGCTATGGGTCTGCGCAGCGACCAGTCTCCATCGAATTTCCTTCGCACCGCACGCGAGCGCGGGCAGATCAAGAATACGGACGGCCGCTGGTACTGCATTGAAGGTGTGCAAGCGGAAGCCGCGCCCCCAACGCGTCAAGCCGTCCCCGCTGGACCATTCCGCTGTGGTGTTTGGCTGGATGACGTGATCGAGTTGCAACGCGGCGGGATCACCCTGGATAAACTGAACCGCAGCGAGGCCATGACCCTGCGCGACTTCCTGAATCGGGTTCTACCTGTTGGAGCAGTTGCATGAATACCGAATGCCCCCTGACCGTGCGCCGCATTGAGGCGATCAGGCTGGCGCTCAGCAGTCATGCACTGACCTTGCATGAACTGGCCGCCCGCGTGCACGTATGCCTTGAGCAAGCGCGCAGGTACGTCCGCTATATGCACCGCGCCCACCTGATCTACATCGCGACCTGGCGGAGTGTGCAAACTACGCGTCTCACGCGCTTACCAGCGTACCGCGCTGGCGCTGGTAAGGACATTCCCAAGCCGAGCAGGCTGACCCCAGCCCAGCGTACCGCAGCGTATCGCGAACGCGTCCGGAGCGATCCGGAGCGTTATGACCTCTACAAGGCTAAAGGTCGCGCTCAGAAACGCAAGCCAGCCCGGGACGAGCTGGTCGCGGCACTCTTCGGCGCGCCATCGACGCTGGGGGATCACCATGCGTGACTACGGCAAGGTGTTCACGGCCTTTTGGACCAGCAGTGACGTCCTGGCTATGAACGAGGATGAGCGGACCCTGGCGCTATACCTGTTGACGTGCCCGCACGGGAATATGCTGGGTTGCTACCGGCTGCCCGTTGCTTACGTCGCGGAGGATCTGCGCTGGGCACCGGACCGTGCCGCCGAGGCGCTTGCCGGCCTGGTCTCGAAAGATTACCTGCACCGCTGCGAAAAGACGCAGTGGACGGTGATCAAGCGCTACCTGAAATGGAACCTGTTTGAGAACCCGAACGTCGGCAAGGCCGCCGGCCGTCTGTATGAGAGTCTTAGCGTTCCGGACAGTGTTCGCGCAGTCCTTGTTGAGGCAATTCTGGAGTACTCACAACACTTTCCGACTCGTTTGCTTGAGCTATTGCGAACCCTTTCGAACTCAGTTCATAAGGGTGATGGAAACCCTTTCGAACTCAGTTCTGAAGGGTTAAAACAACCCTTTCAAACTGAGTTCGAAAACCAGAACCAGAACCAGAGCCTTACCGGAGCCACAACCAGAGCCTCAACCGAAGCCGGAACCGGAACCAACACCAATGTCGGGCAAACCCAGCCCGACCCCGTCATTGTCATCTTCGGCTACTGGCAAGATCGCATGGCTTCGCCCAAGTCCAAGCTGGACGAAAAACGGCGACGTTTGATCCAGAAGGCCCTGGCCCTTTACTCGCCAGCGGACATCTGCAGGGCAATCCGGGGTTGCTCGCGGACCCCGTACAACATGGGCCAGAACAACAGCAACACGAAGTACAACGGCCTGAACCTGATTCTGCGTGACGCGGAACACATTGACCACTTCATCCAATGCGACGATGGGCAGCCAAAGGCCGGCAAGGAATCGGTCGAGGAGATGAATGCGCGGATTGAGCAAGAGTTCCTCGCGGACGGGCAGAACGACGGGAATACCATTGAGATGGAATCGCCATGACGCCCGCTGAAAAGCCCACCTTCTCGGAATTGATCAAGACGGTCTATGGCGCCTACGGAAAGGCAATGCCGGAAGCGGGGATCATGAAGGCTTGGTGGACGCTTCTCGAACCCTTTCCGCTGCAGGTCGTACGGGCCGCGATCCTAGCCTATCAGGATGAAAATGGGGAGTTCGTCCCGGTTGCTGCCGGCATTGCAAAACGCTGCCGCCTCATGGACGGCCGTCCCGGCGCCGAGGAAGCTTGGGCCATCGCGATAACCAGCTGCAGCGAGGCTGATACCGTGGTCTGGACGGCCGAGTGCGCGGAAGCTTTCGCTTTGTGCCAACCGGTGCTGGCGCTGGGTGACGAAGTGGGCGCGCGGATGGCGTTCAAAGAGGCGTACATCCGCATCGTGACGCAAGCGCGCGCTGAGCAGCGGCCCGCAAAATGGTCCACGTCACTTGGCTGGGACCCTGTGAAGCGCCAAGCGGCGCTGACCAGGGCTGCTGCAGCCGGCTTGCTGCCGCCGCCAACGGTGATGGCGCTGCTACCCGGCCCGCCTGCCGATGTCGAGCCCGACGCCAAGGCACGTGCGCAGTTGGCCGCAACCCGCAAGATGCTGGCCGACTCTGCCGCAGCAAAGGAGTTGGCACGTGAGGAGCGCATCCTCGCCGAGCAGCGGGCATACGACGAGCAAAGCCGGCTGATCGATGAGCAAGTGCGGCAATACCAGACAGGGAGCGCGCCATGACCTGCGTCCGCTGCCGCTTTTTCACATTCAAGGATCTGCCCGATGGCGCGGTTGATGGCGAAGGCCAATGTGTTGGCTACCTCGAATCGCTGCGCGAACTGGTTGCATGGAATCGCCCACAGTGCGGCCTCTATCGGCCTGCCAAGCCGCTTGCGCCACGTGAGAACTGGGTTGAGGCTCGTGTTACGCGCATGGGCGAGGCCGCGCATGTTGTCGATCCACCGGCACCGCCCGCCGGCCGGCTTCCATACCGAAAATAGACGTTCAAAGGAGACTCGATGAAATCTGCATTACAAGCGCTTGGGCGTCTGAAGGTCGGCGCCATGAACAAGACCGAGGCAGCGTACGCTGCGACGCTTGACCAGCGCCGCGCCGCCGGCGAGGTGGCCTGGTTCAAGTTCGAGGGCCTGAAGTTCCGCTTGGCGGACAACACGTTCTACACGCCCGACTTCGCGGTGATGCTGTCGGATGGCATCCTGGAGGTACACGAGGTTAAAGGGCATTGGGAAGACGACGCGCGGGCGAAGATCAAAATCGCCGCCGACCTCTACCCCCTGCGATTTATCGCGGTCCAGCCACTGCCAAAGAAGGCTGGCGGCGGCTGGAAGGTGGAGAATTTCTCATGACCCGCCACATTCACATTGATGTTCTACACGACTCCCAAGAGAGGCCAGCACCATGAAACGCGACATGCTTACGCAAAGTCATACGAACGCCGGTGCCGCTAGCTCCAATGAACCGTTGGACCTATGCCTTGCGCTCTGGAAGGACTTGATATCAAAACCAGATCGCGCCTTAGGCGGCCGAACTGCGCGCGGCCTGGCTGGCGAAGGGGATGGATACGGTGGCGATCTGTACGACGACCAGCTGCACGCTGACATGCGAATAGCCGAAGCGACGGACGCGATGATCAACAGCCTGCCGCGCATATCTATCTGGGCGGTGCACTACGCACACAGCGTAGCTACGGTTTGGAACTTCCCAAACACACGGCCGGAAGTGGCGTACCTTGATGCCCGTCAAGATTTGGAGAAGAAGTTGCGACGCAACCCTTGCACTGCGGTGCTTTTCTGATAGAGTGCAGTTTCTAGGCGGACTCGTTCGCCCTGAAAAAAGTAAGAGCCACTCACCGCGCACTATAGTCGCGGGAGCCGGATACCGAAGCCCGCCTTGTGCGGGCTTCTTGCTTTGGAGCGGATCGTGACCCAAGTGGAACGGCCAACCAAGCAGCGCTTGCGCGAGTATCTCTATCGCCGCCAACGGTCAAGTGAACCACCGCCGACGCCCGAACAGGCTCGCCGCGAACTTGGCTGGAACCTGACGCCGAAGCCGAAGAATCGTTAAGTACCGAGTCTCCATTCAGCCTAAGGGCTGGATTTGCCGCCCCACCGGGCGGCTTTTTTACTCCAGAGGATGTGATGAAGTTCCCCGCTTTGCGCCGGCAGGTGGTGAGCGGCTACCTCTCCATCCTCGTGCTGATTAGTGTTGCCTGCCTGATTGTGGTAGGCCTCACCCACGTCATTAACCTTCCCGAACCGGCCTGGCTCCTGTTGTTGCTGACCTACCTCGTGGTTGGCTACTGCCGTATGCGCCAGGCCGACATAATCACTGCCGCGATTGCGATCTACGCGGACCACTGGGCGAAGGTGATGTTCACGGTGGTTGTTGGAATTCTATTGTGGCCAGTTCGGCGCCTTGTGGTGTCGCTGGCGTTACTCGCCGTCGGCCGCTGATGCGGCGTACGCAATCTGGAGGATCTCGCTGTGAAGTTTCCACGGTTCCGCCGCAAGAGTGATGCCTTGGGTCTCACCCTCCTGGTTGGCGTTGGCTGCTCGGCTTTGTTGGCCTGTAGTGTCCTGTACGTCTGGCTGCCGCGCGTCGGCGTGCTGGCCTACTGACCATGCGCCCGGGCTGGAAGTTCTTTCGACAGCAGTTCGCCCGCTTGGCGACTCGCGATCCCGATGGCGTGTTGGACCAGTTGGCGCTGCGACTTGAAGATAGCGAGGAGGCGCTCGGCATTCTGCGTGCGCGCGGTTACACCGGCTTGACGCTGTCCGAAATAGCGCGCCGCGTGCCGCCCGCCACGCTGAGGCACTCATGACGGTAGACGAGGCGCTGCACAAGCTAGACAACCTCCGTCGCCACTGCAAGAAGAAGGGCATCCCATTCAGTCTGACCTTGAAGGACTGGGTTGATGCTTGGGGTGATCGGATCGATCAGCGCGGTGAGCTCCAACTGCAGCGGATAGAGAAGGACCAGGGATTCGTAGTTGGGAACCTGATAGTTGGTGAAAGGCCTAAGTGCGATGCCGCGTCGTCCTAAGACTATATGCCGCGCTCCAGCCTGTAGCGTGCTGATAGATAAGCCTGGGTTCTGCGAGAGGCACCAGAAGCTTGAAGTCCAGCGTGATCGTGATCGCCGCGGTAGCGCATCTGAGCGCGGCTATGGCAGCAAATGGCAGCGTGCTGCTGATGCATACAAGCGACTCAACCCGCTCTGCGTGTATTGTCAGAAGCAGGGCCGTGTATCAGCAGCTTACGCGGTTGATCACATCACCCCCCACAACCTGAAGCGTGCCCTGGATAGTGGGGATCGCGATTGGATTCTTCAGGCACAACACCTTTTTTGGTCGCAATCGAACTGGCAATCGCTGTGTCAACCGTGCCACAACAGTGTGAAGCAGATCGAAGAACGCAGCCATCGCCGGGCATGACGCGGTTATTGCAAAGGAGTTGATTTCAGGCCTGAGCCACCGCCAGGGAGGGTAGGGGGGGTGTTTTCTTTGGGGCTTTTCAGCCTATGACCGGCCAGTTGGCTTTATTTTTATGACCGCGAAATTAAAAATCCAGTTCAGTGGATTTTGCGCAACAGATTTTTTCTTATTACTGGCTTTGTACTTGCTGTTTTCGGGGTATGGGATGTCAAGTTCGATTGATTCCAAGTTTCTTTAGTGTGATGCAAATAATAGGTTAGCGCAAGCTATTTCTGCGTCTCGTAAATATCCAATATTCAAGTCATGGAACAACAGAAACGCGGACGCGGACGGCCGCCAATTCCGGCAGATGAGCGACTTGAACAACGCTCCATTCGGCTGACGGCCGAGCAATGGGCGAGTGTCGACGCCCATGGGATAGCTTGGCTGCGCAAGCTGCTTTCGAGCACTTCGCAAACACCGTCCGACACGGCATTTCACTTGCCGGCGGGTGAATGAACTTCTTACGTATCCGTGGAGTCTGGGAATGTTGAGCTGATAGACCGGGTACTCTAAAAACCAAAGGTAGCACATGGGCGGAGTCGCAAAGCTGCCTGGGCGTGGCCGAAAGGCGAAGCCGACCGCAAGGAAAGAGGCGGCCGGTAATCCCGGTAAGCGCGCATTAAACAAGGATGAACCGGACTTCGGCCTGGTGACAAATGTTGAGCCGCCCGAATGGATACAAGGTATCGCTCGTGAAATGTGGGAGCGGGTTACACCCTTGCTGTGCCAGCAAAGGATTTTGCAGCTTTCCGATATTCATATCGTTGAGGGCTTCTGTATCGCCTACGGAAATTGGCGGGCTGCCCAGGACCACGTGAACAAAAATGGCATCGTGATTGAGGGAGCTACCGGCGGTCCAATCAAGAATCCTGCGTTGACGGAGCTGAATGCTGCGGCTAAGCAGATGGTGATGTTTGGCGGACAGCTCGGCCTAGACCCGGTGAGTCGGCAACGGCTAACAGGTGGAAGTAAAGGGAAGTCGGATAATCCGTTCGGTGCACTTGTTAATGGCTAAAAAAAAGGAGTTGTACCCGAGAGTTGAGCGTGGAATGAAGTGGTGCCGCGACGTCTTGACCGGGAAAATTCCGTCTTGCCGTTTGGTTCGACTAACCTGCCAGCGTCATGTAGACGACATTTCGGCCAGCCGGCGCGCTGCATACAAGTACCGCTTCGATCCAGCAGCTGCGGAGCGAAAGCTGGAGTTGATCGAGAATCTCCCTCACACAAAAGGGGAGTGGGGCTTTAAGCGGCAGCTTGTGACCCTGGAGGGGTGGCAGTGCTTTGGTATTGCATGCACCTTTGGGTGGATCATCAAGAAGACGAAGTTGCGTCGATTCCGCGAGAGTTACTGGGAGGTCTGTCGGAAAAACGGTAAGTCGGTGATTGCAGCCGGCGTCGGGCTGAGCATGTTTGTAGCCGACAATGAATTTGGTGCCGAGGTCTATAGCGGCGCGACGACGGAGAAGCAGGCCTGGGAAGTTTTCCGCCCTGCGCGCCTGATGGTTAAGCGTTCTCCAATGTTGATCGAGGCGGCCGGCATTGAAGTCAATGCGCAGAACATGAACCGACCGGACGATGGATCTCGGTTCGAGCCTCTTATCGGGAACCCTGGCGACGGTGCATCCCCGTCTTGCGCGATCGTAGATGAATTCCATGAGCACGACAGCGCGACGCTCTATGAAACCATGCTGACTGGCATGGGGGCTCGGCGGCAGCCGCTGATGCTGATCATAACGACGGCTGGAGATAACATCGAAGGACCTTGTTACGACAAGCGTCGTCAGGCGGTTGAGATGCTGGAAGGCACTGTCGCAGACGATGAATTATTTGCGATCATTTTTACAATCGATGAGGGTGACGACTGGACGGACCCTAAGGTATTGGCAAAGGCTAACCCGAACATGGGTGTTTCGGTGTTTAGGGAATACCTGATTAGCCAGCAGCAGCGGGCTATACGCTCTGCGCGCTTTGCTAATACGTTTAAGACCAAGCATCTCAACGTATGGACCTCGGCGAAGACAGGTTTTTTCAACCTTGAGTCTTGGCGGGCCTGCGAAGATAAGTCGCTGAAGCTGGAGCAGTTTGAGGGGCAGGAGTGCAATCTTGGATTTGACCTTTCAAAGAAGTTGGACTTGACCGCGATGGCGCGCCTTTTTTGGCGCGACATCGATGGTAAGCGCCACTACTTTAGCGTTAATCCGATGTTTTGGGTTCCGGAGGAAACAGTCCGAAACACCGAGAATCGCAGGATGGCGGAGCGCTATCAAGCGTGGGTTAACTCAGGCCGCCTGGTGGAGACGGCCGGCGCAGAAATTGATTACCGAGACATTCTGGAAGAAGCAAAGCTGGCGAACAAACTTGCACCAGTCCAGGCTAGCCCGATCGACCCGCATGGCGCAACGAACCTTTCGCACCAGCTAGATGACGAGGGCTTAAGCCCGATTACTGTTACTCAAAACTACACGAATATGAGTGACCCCATGAAGGAGTTGGAGGCCGCGATTTTGTCCGGTCGATTCCATCACGACGGACACCCAATCATGACGTGGTGCGTAAGCAATGTGATTGGGAAGAACTTACCTGGCAATGACGATGTCGTTCGCCCTATCAAGCAGGGCAATGATAACAAGATCGACGGTGCTGTCGCGCTGATCATGGCGATCGGTAGAGCGATGGTGCAAGAGCTGTCTGATGGCTCATACCTGAACGAGGGCGAAGCGATATTCGTATGAAACCATCTACCATCCAAACAGTGTCGGTTGTTGTAGGCGCTGTGCTTGTAAGTGTCGGCGTCAGTGAGATTTATCGTCCAGCCGGGTTAATCGTCGGCGGCTTGTTGATGTTGACCGCGGGTCTCGCTGGGCATCTGCGGGGGCGCGCATGAGTGATTTTCTTACGTCCCTGATTGGGCCTTCTGAGACCAAGTCGGTTGGCCTTGATGAACTTTGGCGGGCTTTCTCCGGTGGAATCGCAAGTAAGGCTGGCCCGGCGATAAGTTGGAAGACGGCACTGAGAGTTTCTGCAGCATTCTCCTGTGGGCGTGTATTGGCGGAAGGAATTGCGCAAATCCCAATCAAGCTGATGCGCGAGAACGATACTGGGAGTGCCGCAGCGCGAGAACACCCACTTTATCGCGTACTGGCTCGGCGCCCGAACGACTGGATGACACCGTTCGAGTTGCGTGAAACGATGATGTATCACGCGTGCTTCAGCAAAGGGGGCTACTGCGTGATCAACCGTGTCGGAGGCAAGGTCCGTGAGTTGATCCCGGTATTGCCCAACCGAGTGCGCCCCGAACAAGACGACGACGCATCGCTGCAATTCTGGATCACCATGCCCGATGGGGTCGAGCGACCATTTCCCAGTAAATCAATCTTTCGCCTGCATGGGCCATCATGGGATGGCGTGGAGGGATTGGACGTCACCGACCTTGCACGTGAAGCGCTTGGCCTTGCGTTGGCTACAGAGGAGACTCATTCCAGATTTCATAAGAACGGAGCCAAGGCAGCGGGCATCGTCTCGCTGGATGGGGAGTTGAAGAAGGAAGGCCGTGACGCCTTGAAGAAGGCATTTCAAGAGGGCGCAACGGGAAGTAATTCCTTCAAGACCTTAATTCTAGACCAGGGGGCGAAGTTCAGCACGATGTCTATGACTGGTGTCGATTCGCAGCATCTCGAAACACGGCGCATGCAAATTGAGGAAGTGTGCCGGTTTTGGCGCGTCTTCCCACAGATGGCTGGCTATGCGGATAAGACCGCTACGTTTGCAAGTGCTGAGCAGTTTTTTATTGCCCACGTTGTCCATAGCCTTACGCCCTGGATGGAGCGTTATGAGCAGGTTGCAGATCGCGACTTGCTCACCCAGCAAGAAATGGATGAAGGCTACTTTGTAAAATTGTTCGCGCAAGGCTTGCTGCGCGGCGACGCGAAATCGCGGGCTGAGTATTACACGAAGATGTTCTCTATTGGTGGACTTAATCCGAATGAGATACGTGCACTGGAAGACCAGAATCCTTATGAGGGTGGTGAGAAATACTTTGTTCCAGCAAATATGTCTGATATACGAATGGCACAACTCGGTGCCGATGGTCAAGGAGAGTAGCAAATGGATCGACTGACTTGTGGACTCATCGAGATCAAGCTGGCTGGCGACGATGGCGGTGCTGACGCCATGAGCTTTACCGGCTACGGTGCCGTGTTCAATAACATTGACGCCGGCGGTGACTTGATTGAGCCGGGAGCGTTTGCCGCCTTCCTAGCCGATGTCAAGGCCGGCAAACAGCGCTGGCCGGCAATGATGTCACAACACGGCGGGATGGGTTTGACAGCTGAGGACCTCACTCCGATTGGAGTGTGGACCGACTTTGCTGAGGACGGGCACGGCCTGAAAGTCTCTGGAAAGTTTGCCGACACGGCGCGTGGAATTGAAATGTATAAATTGATGAAGATGACGCCTCGCCCGGCAATCGACAGTTTAAGCATTGGCTACATTGCCAAGGAGATTGTTCCCCGTACATCGCCCGACGAGCCGCGTCGTCGGTTAAAGCGTATTGATCTGGTGGAGGTTTCGCCGGTGACCCGTCCAATGAATGGATTGGCGCGAGTCACTTCGGTGAAGTCCATTGAGGAATTGGAAGACCTGAAGACTGCGGAGCAATACCTGCGCGATGCTGGTATGAGCCGCAAAGGGGCTGTGGCGTTTATCGCCAGAGTCAAGAGCCTCGGACAGAGTGATTCTGATGGGGGTGAGCCGGAACTGATTGCGTCTCTCTACAAGAGTAAGCGGTTCCAGTAAGTAGCGGTACCCGCCCAACAGTCAGCCTTGAGCTGGTTTTTTACATCGAAAGGAATCAAAATGTCGGATATGGCAGAGGTAAAGAAGGTCATCGAAGAGCAGGGCCAAGCATGGGAAGAGTTCAAGAAGACGAACGACGCCCTGATTAAGGCGAAAGCCGAGGGCAAGGCCGTAACTGACTTGGAAGCGAAGCTGGCCTCCATCGAGCAAAAAGGTCTGGCAAACGGCGAGGCGTTGAATGCCAAGTTGACCGCAGCCGAGAACGAGGCGAAGGCTGCCAAAATCGCAGCAGAAGAAGCCAAGGCCGCAGCCGAGTCGCTGGAAGAAAAGCTGAACCGCCAAGGTTTAGGCGGCAAGGGGGGCGGCAAGAAATTCGATGCGAACGAATGGGTGCGCGCTGTAGTTGATGCCAACGTCAAGGGTGTTCAGAACCTCAGCGAAGCGCAGCGCAAGTGCTTGGATGAAATCGCCGCGGAATACAAGTCGCTATCCGTCGGTAACGATGTGACGGGCGGCTATCTGGCACCATCAGAGTATGTCCGCGAAATTATCAAGGGCGTCACTGAAACTAGTCCGGTGCGCGGCCTTGCTCGTGTTCGGACGACGGCGGCCAAATCGATCCTGCTGCCAAAGCGCAACGGCCAGTTCGCAGCTGTCTGGACTGCTGAACAGGGCACTCGTTCGGAGACCTCCGGTCTGCAATGGGGTATGATGGAGATTCATGCGCATGAGATGTATGCGCTGATTGATATCTCCGAGCAGAACTTGGAGGATAGTGCATTCGACCTGGCGTCCGAAGTTTCAATGGAGGCAAGCGAGCAATTCGCCGTCGCCGAAGGTGCTGCGTTCGTTTCTGGTTCTGGCGTCGGTCAGCCGCAAGGCTTCCTGACCAATGCCGACGTTGGAGTCACCAACAGCGGATCTGCCGCCGCCATCACGGCCGATGGCCTGATCACGCTTAAGCATGCCATTAAGACCGCTTACACTCGCAACGCGAACTTCGTGATGAACCGCACCTCGTTGGGTGCGATCCGCCGACTGAAGGACACCACGAACCAGTACCTGTGGATACCTGGTATTTCCGGCGGCAAGCCAAATACCATTGACGGCGATCCTTACGTCGAAGTTCCCGACATGCCAAGCGAAGGCGCAAACCTGAAGCCAGTCGCTTACGGGGATTTCAACCGCGGCTATTCGCTGGTTGATCGCGTTCAGATGAACATGCTGCGCGATCCGTTCACTCAGGCAACCAGCGGCAATATCAGGTTCATCTTCCGCCGGCGTGTCGGCGGTATGGTCGTCCTGCCTGAGGCCCTGCGCATCATGAAGTGCTCGACCTAATTCGGTCGCAAGAGCCGCTGCCCGCCTAGCGCGGGCAGGTTGTATATCCCTTTTCAAATCTGGAGAATGAAATGGCAAAGCGTGACCTGCACCACAACATCAAGGTGATGCCAAGCATCGCACCGGTAGCTGTCGGCACTACTGGAACCGGCCAAACCGGCAAGGTAATTGATACCGCCGGCTACGAGGGCGTCGAGGTAATCGCTTCGTACGGTAGTATCACTGCCACGAACGCGGCCTACACCCTGACCATCAAGCATGGCGACGTGACCGGCACTATGACTTCGGTGGCTGACGCCGACCTGCTAGGTCTGGAGGCAAGTGCAGTACCTAGCGTTGGTGCCCGCGCGTCAGGCACCACCAAAAACGTGACCAAGCGCATTGGCTACATCGGTGCTAAGCGCTACGTCTCGGCGAACATCAAATCCACCGTTACCGCAGCCACCCCGGTTGCAGCGAACGTGGTGCTGAGTAACCCGATGAACGCGCCGGTCGCCACCTAATGGCGACACCTGATCACGTTGTGATCCTTGGCCTTGGCCCATCCTTGGAGTGTTACGTGGATGTGGTCAAGCGTCTTGGGAGTCGCCGTAGGTTTGCTGATGAGGTCTGGGCTATTAATGCTCTGGGTGACATCATCCAATGTGACCGCATCTTCCACATGGATGATGTGCGCATCCAAGAAGGCCGCGCAAGTGTCAAGCCGGAGAGTAACATAGCCGCCATGCTCGAATGGATGAAAGAGCATCCTGGCCCGATCTACACAAGTCGTAAGCATGAAAACTACCCCGGGCTTGTCGAATTCCCGCTTCAGGACGTCATCAACTCCTGCGGTATCGCGTATTTCAACAGCACCGCCGCGTACGCAGTCGCGTATGCCGTCCACATCGGCGTCAAGAAGATCACCCTATTCGGAATCGATTACACGCTGCCGAACGCACACCAAGCTGAAAAGGGGCGCGGTTGCGTCGAGTTCCATCTGGGTATAGCAAAGGCTCGTGGGATCAGTATCGGTATTCCCGATAACACGTCTCTGATGGATAGTGCCGCACCATTCGAAGAGCGCGTCTATGGGTATGACACCTTGCACGTCCAAATGGCGCATGACGCACAAGGAAACGTATCCGTATCGATGACGCCCCGCGATTCCGTAGTTACTGCGGACGAGATAGAAGCGCGTTACGACCACTCGAAGCACCCAAACCCTTTGTTAAGTCGAGGATGATATGCGGATTAGAATGACTAGTACTCAGACGGGGTCGCTGGACGGCATTCAAGCGAACCAATACGTTGAGGGGCAGGAGTATGAGTTGACCGATTCAGTCGGTGCTCGTGATCTAGCGCGAGCCTTCGTCGGTGCTGGTATGGCTGTCGAGGCAAGTGCTGACAGAGAGTGCATCACGGCAGCCTCTGTCACCGGTGCGCCAGAGCGCGCTAGTCGTCGCGGCAAGGGCAAATAAATGTACGGTAACGTAGCACAGCGTTCCGCGCCAGGCGCGGAGCCTATATCGCTTGTGGAAGCGAAATTGCACTGCCGCGTAGATAGCGACTTCACTGACGACGACGTGCTGATCAAGGGGTTAATATCGTCGGCCCGTGGCCATGTTGAGAGCGTGACTGGTAGGCTGCTCGTGCTACGGCTGCTGCGCGCCACGTTCCCTGCATTGCCGTGCACGCTTGAAATGAAGACGCCGGCGCGCGAGGTGCTTGGCATCTCCTACTTGGATGGCGAGGGCGAGAGCAAAGTCCTAGATAGCAACTTGTATGTGTCCGACTTGGCCGAACTGCCGGCCACCATATACCAGGCTTTCGACTCCAGTTGGCCGATGACGTATCAGCATCCTGCGGCCGTGACGTTGGATTACAGTGCGGGCTACGCCGTGCCGTTCACCGTGACGACTGCGACGGACACCATCAACGCACCGAATCATCCATTCTCCGATGGTGACACTTTACGCGTGGTGAATAGCGGCGGCACGCTGCCCACCGGGCTGACCGTCGACACCACATATTACGCAATCGATTCCGGGGTTGGATCTCTTAAGTTGGCAGCCGCGGAGGGTGGCCCGGCGATAGACATTTCAGCAGCCGGGTCAGGTACCAACTTCCTATTGACTGAAGACGACTCCGAGTGGACTGCGCTTCGCCAGGCCATGCTGCTGCTCATCGGACATTGGTATAGCAATCGCGAGGCCGTGAACATAGGGAACATCTCGACCAATCTTCCGCTCACGGTAGACGCGTTGCTCTCGCCTCATAAAGTATGGGGCGTGTGATGCGTGCCGGCCTGCTCAATAAGCGCATTACGATTCAACGGCAATCGCTTACGAAGAACCCGGCAAACGGCGAGGACGTAGTGACGTGGCAGGACGTCGCCACCGTTTGGGCGCAGTTCGATCCGGTGCGGGGGCGCGAATTCTTCACCGCCAAGCAGCAGTACGCGGAGTCGGTAGCGTGGTTCAGAATTCGACACCGGCCAGGGTTGACGCAGCAGATGCGCATTTCGTTCCAAGGCAAAGTCTACGATATCGATTCCATCGTCAATACCGCCGGCATGAATGTTGGGATCGAGATATTCGCAAAGGAAGGATTGACCGATGGTTGACAATATAGCTGCAAGGATTGTCGGCATCCCTGCGTTCTCCACCGAACTGCGCAAGCTGTCGATGGATATGCAGCAGAAGGTGGTCCGAAGCGCATCTCTGGCTGCTGCTGCGGTTTTCCGGAAGGGTGCTGTGGCATTGGCGCCAGAGTTGAAGAAGCCAGATGCCCGCCGAAAGCGCGGTGCACTGAAGAAGGGTATTTACGCCGGACGCTCCCGCAGTAGGTCTAAGCCTGGCGCCGAGGTCATAGTGGTTGGCGTTAGATCTGGTAAGCCTGGCAAGAACGGCGATCCGTTCTATTGGCGCTGGGTTGAGGATGGATATATTGCACGCGGCCCCGGTCAGCGAATCAAGGGCGGCTTTCGTCGGAGGGCTTTAGAGCGTAGCCGCTTGAAAAGCGCGGGGAAGCTTGTTCCTGGCGTGAAAATGTTTGCGCGCTCCTTCTCGAGCAATCAGGACAAGGCCCTATCCGCCTTTAACTCGCGACTAGCGGCGCGCATCGACAAGGCGAACAAGGATTTAAATGGGCGCTGAAACAACCGTCTACGCCGCGCTGGCAAATGACGCGGCGGTCGATGCTTTGATCGATGGGCGCATTTCCCCTAACGCGATCAAGGAGAAGACTCCACTTCCAGCCATTTGCTATACGCGCGCGGACACGGAGTTCATCACGACCATCCATAGTTCGATCCCTGTTGGTGAGTTCGCGGTGATGGAGGTGTGGTGTATGGCGAAGACCGAAGATGTTGCTAGCTCGGTTGCGGATGCCGCGATAGTGGCTCTAGGCGGCGCCAAGATTCCACCAGTTGGCCGCCGCCATGAGTACGACAGCGAGACTGAAGTAACGGCCGTAGTTATAACCGTTAGGATTTGATATGAGCCCTTCAACCGCCAAGCTTCATGAAACCATGATTCGCCTTGTGCGCGGCATCGTCAACGCATGGGAGTCCTGGCTCAAGGAGCAGACGAAGCACTGAAACCATTTTAGCCCGCAGGCAGCCACGCGACCGCCCTCGCTGCCAAGGCCGGCTGAACGACAACAACGAGCCCGCAGCTGGCCATCACCGCAAGGTGCCCGCCAACTACATGCCGCCTCGTCTTAATTGATGAGGTATTACCATGACCGATGTAGTCAAGTGGAGCAACGTTCAAGTTGCTATTCAATCGGCGTTGGCGGCTGCCGACACGATCACCGCCATCACCAAGGCAAACCCGGGCGTCGCCAGTTCGACTGCGCACGGTATGACCGATGGCACCTACGCCAAGATCACGGCCGAGGGCATGCACCAAGTGGACTCGCGCGTGTTCCGCGTCGACAACGCCGCAACCAATGCGTTCGACCTGGAAGGCGAGAACACCACCGCGTTCGACACGTTCACGTCGGGCTTTGCCGAGGCGATCACCTTCGGCATCAACATGACGACCGCAACAGGGCTGACCGCCAGCGGTGGCGACTTCGACTTCATCGATGTCACGACCATCCACGACAACGTGCGTAAGCAGGTGCCAGGTCTGGCCTCGGCTGCGTCCTACTCGTTCGAGTGCCTCTGGGACCCGAGCGATACCGCGCTGGCGGCGTTGAAGGTCGCATCCGACAACCAGGCGCAGCGCGCGATCCGCTTCACCTTCGCCGGTGGCCAGATCGTCGTGTTCAACGGCTATGTGGGCTGCACGCTGCTGCCGACGGGGACTGCGCAAGACAAAGTCATAACCGCAGTTGTAGTAACAATGTTTGGCCGGCCAACAATTTACGCATCTTAAAATTGGTGGTGACTCAATAATTTAGTTTTTTGTTCAATTGATGGTGGCGGCGAAAGCACCGAAAAATTGACCGACGAAGCACGAAGCCATTGGATTGCCCGATGGTTAGCGAGCACCTAGGTTAGCTCCCGAAAAGCCGCATCCCACGGCCTGGTGTTCGCCCCTTTATGGGAAGGCTATTGGGAGGGGAATCCAATGAAATTGGTATCTGGCATCTATGAAATCGTCAACACTTTAAACGGCAAACAATACATCGGGTCTGCGGTGAATTTTGCGCAGAGATGGCACAAACATCGATCAGCGCTACGCGACGGTAAGCACAGGAATATTAAATTACAGAGATCGTGGGATAAGTATGGCGAAGTCGTTTTTGAATTCAGGAAACTGATTATCTGCGAGCCATCTAACTTGCTTTTCTACGAGCAGCGCTTTCTGGATGCGCTCAAGCCAGAATTTAATATTTTCATGACAGCCGGCTCTGCGCTTGGATGGAAACATACGGAAGAATCAAGGGCCAAGCTTGGGGTGCATCGTAGGGGAATTAGGCACAGCGAAGAAACCAAAGCGAAAATTTCTGCGGCGAAATTGGGTAAAAAACTTTCGGAAGAGCACCGCGCAAAATTAGCCGGCAAGGTCCTTTCGGATGAGCATAAAGCAAAAATTGGCGCCGCAAGCATGGGGCGCGCAGTCTCAAAAGAGACGCGCGCAAAGCTGTCTGTATCTTTATCCGGAAAGGTGCGCTCCGCTGAGCATTCCGCAAAATTGTCAGCGATAGCAAAGGGTAGGGTAGTGTCTGACGAAACCAAGAAAAAACAATCCCTGGCACGTACTGGGCAAAAGCGTCCACCGGAGTTTTCCAAGACGATGTCTGAAGCCCTGAAGGGGCGGAAGTTCTCCGATGAATGGCGTGCCAAGTTGTCCGCCGCAGCGAAGCTTCGAGCGGCGCGAGTCGGATATGTGGGCAGAAAGCCCGTGCGGACATCAAATGAAGCCACCAGCTCGGTGGCTTCTTCATTTTTGGGGACGACATGCGAGTAAAGAAATCCGAAGTGCAGTTACCGACATTACCGGAAGAGGTGGTTTCGGTGCCTGAGTTGGGTGGGGACGTTCTGGTGCGCGGCTTGGGCCTCGCCGAACGCATGGCGCTGAGCCAGGAGTTTAAGGCGACCACAGGGCGCATTACTCGAAGCTTCGGACACCTGGCGCCGTTGCTTTCCGCCAGCGTACTCGACGCCGACGACGAGCCCCTGTTCACGTCGGCGGAGTGGGAGGCTTTCGGCGCCAAGCACTACGCGGCGGCTATGAATCTCTGGGACATCGCATGGCGCCTTTCTGATCTCGACGGCAAGGAAGCAGAAAAAAACTCGAAAGCCCCAGCCTCAGAGTAGCAGCAATGCTCGCTTTGAGGATGGGGCGCACGGTTGATGAGCTCTATCGAACGATGAGCTCGGCCGAATTCAGCATGTGGGTCGCGCTCCATAACGAGGATCGTTGGGGCGAGGACAACGCCGATCAGCGGGCCGACTTCCGCGCTGGTTTGGTCTGCTCGACTGTCGCGAATTTTGCCGGTAAGAGCATGAAGTCGAATGTCAAGCCGCTTGCGCCGGCGGACTTCATGCCAAGCCTGGCCGTGCCAGAGAAGGTGGTGGAGCTCGATCCGGTTACGTTCTTCACGGCCGTGGCCGCTAGCAAGAAGTTCAATAAATAGGATACCTCATGCCGTTATTGCAGATCGATATCGAGGCGCGGTACGCCAAGTTCCAGGATGCCCTGAAGGCTATGGAACGGCAGACCAGTGCGACCGCTGCGCGCATGGGCAAGTCGTTCGATGGCGTCAAGGGCGCGCTTGCTGGGCTGGGTGCGGGGATCTCTGTCGGCGCGCTGGTCGGCATCATCAAGGAAGCGATCGACGCGGCCGATCACTTGAACGACTTGTCGAAGCAAACGGGCATTGCTGTGGACACGCTCGGTGGCCTGGGCTTCGCTGCGGGCCAGGCAGGTGGTGACCTTGAGAGTATTGCCGACGCGGCTGGCAAACTGAATAAATCCATCGCTGGCGCCGCCGGCGGCAACAAGGAGTTCGCCGACGCGTTCAAGGCGCTTGGTATCAATATCAAGGATGCCGAAGGCAAGCTGAAGTCCGTCGATCAAGTGATGATCGAACTGGCCGACAAGTTTGAAAGCTACGCGGACGGACCAGAGAAGGTCGCGATTGCTACGCGCTTGCTGGGTAAGTCGGGAGCCGCTCAAATCGCTCTCTTGAACGATGGTGGACGCGCGCTGCAGCAGAACATCGAATACTACAAGCGCTATGCTGGCGTCACGCAAGACACCGCAGACAAGGCAGACGCTTTCAACGACACGCTCGGCAAGCTCAGCCTGCTCAGTGGCTCGTTTGGCCGCACCCTGGCCGCCGAGTTGCTGCCGACCCTGCAGGGGGTGGCAAATGCACTCCTTACGGCAAAGGAAAACGGCGACCAGTTTTCAGGCTTTGCCGTGCGCGGAGCCGAGGCCATCCGTCTGCTTGCCGTCGCCGCTGCCGCCGGGCTCTCAGGGCTGAACGACGTTGCGATCAAAGCTGGCCTTGCCGGTCGCGTGCTGAAAGACTTGGCTACGCTCAGCCCTGGGAAAATATCTGGCGACTGGAAGCAGTACAACGAGGCGGTAGAGAAGTCGGCGGAGGCATTTGGCAACCTGCACAAGAACCTCACGGATCCGCCACCGCCCGACAAGTTCGAGGCCATCGTCGGCAAGCGCGATGGCGAGATTAAAGGTGAACAGGATCTGCTGGCGACTCGCAATCAATTCCTGCAGAAGTATAACAATGAGGCGCTGCTCTCCGACAAGGATTACTACAAGGCCAAAGAAGACGCCTTGAAGGAATCTAACGAAAACACCAAGAAGCTCTACGACCAACAGATCGCGGCGCTGATGGCGAAGAAGCAGCTTATCCTCGATGGCGTCATTGAGAAAGGTGATCCCGTTGAAATCCAGGGGCGCATCGACGATTTATACAAGAAGAAAGCGCTTATCGGTACGTCGAAGCCACGCGCCCCAGTTCTGCCAAGCGGTACGCCGGCGCCGGATGGTGCGTTTAAGGAGTTGGAGGGCGAACTCAAGGGCCTGGAGCGTATGTCCGAAAGGGAGCGCCAGATCCTCGCTTCGCGTACCGAGTTCCTGCAGGCCTACTACCAGGAAGATCTGATTTCGATCAGTCGCTACTATAGCGCGCTCCGAACTTCTCAAGAAGAGGCATTGCGCGAGCAGGAAGCAAATATCGACAAAGAAATTGCCGGTCTGAAGCGATTCAAGCCGAAGGATGAGAACCAGGCAGCTGAGGTCAATAATCGGGTAGAGGCCCTGCAGGATAAAAAGGCGGCCCTCCAGGTGGATGCTGGGCGAGCTGCGATTCGGTTATCACTTGAGGAGGCGCGTGCCGCAAAGGCATTCCAAGACACCCTCGCTGGGATCAACGCCGACTTGCTTGAGCAGAGGGGGTTGCTCGCGGAGGCCGCCGGCGCGCGCTTTGACTTGAGCAACGAAAAGATCAAGAAGCAACTGACCACTAAGCGCGACGAAGCCGAGAGTCAGGGCGATGTCGGTGAAGCAGCCGCTCGTAATGCGGATCTCGCGCGCCTGGCTACGTTGCGTGAATTGGTGGTCGCACAGGCAAAGCTGAACAGTATTAATGAGGTCGGCGATCGCATACAGTTCGACCTGTTCGAAGCGACAGAGCGCGCCCAGCTTGCCGCCCAAACCGGAGCGGCTGGTGAACTGGAAAGCCTGCGCATGGTCAGCGACGCTCGCTTACAGGCCGCCGCCGACTTGCAGCAAGTGGCCACTGCGTTCGATGCTGTAGCCCACGCATCCGCTGATCCGAAGATGATCCAGCAGGCCCGCGCGCTGCAGTTGGAAGTCGATAAACTCGCGGCATCCGCTGACCTGGTGCGAGAGAAATTTCAGGGCGCTTTTGAGGGCGGCTTCAATTCCTTTTTCGATAGGATCATCAGTGGCACCGTCTCCATCAAGGATGCGTTCAAATCGTTGTTCGCTGATATTGCCGCCGACCTGTCGAAGATTGCAATTAAAGACCTGGGCGTAAAACTTTTTAGCAAGGACGGTGCACTTGGCGGTATCGTTGATACTGCTTCAAGTCTGTTTGGCGGGGCATCAAAGGTGCCGACGGCATCGGCTGACGTGGGTGCGTCGCTTGTAAAACGTCTAGGTGGCGCGCCCGACCTGGCTGCTGTTGCTGCTAGTGCGGCAGCGGCGGCGACGCAAGTCACTGCCTTTACGGCCGCAACCACCGGCGCAAATGGGGTAATGAGTACTCTGGCGGTCACCTCGCTTCCATCCTTAGTCGTTGCGGCAGATGCAGCGGCCGCAGCGCTCGCACGTATCTCCGCCACGGGATCGGGGGCTGGCGCCTCGGGACTATTCGGCCTGTTTGGAGGTGGCGACGTCGGTTCCAGTGCCTCTTATGCTGACCTTGACCTGCTCGCCTCCGCCAACGGCAACATCTTCGCTGGCGGCAATGTGATCCCGTTCGCCAAGGGTGGTATCCCGGGCGTTGTTTCGGCGCCGACCTTCTTCCCAATGAAAAACGGCGACACTGGTGTGATGGGTGAGGCTGGACCTGAGGCGATCATGCCGTTGGTACGCGATAAAGGTGGCGAGCTTGCGGTCAGGATGGTTGGTGACCGCGGCAACGTAACTCTCTTGCCGCTGGTCCGTGACAGCCAGGGGCGCATGGCTGTGCGTTCAGCAGCGAAAGCGTTCGCGGATGGAGGTGTGTTCGGTGCCGGGGCGTCGGTCAAACGATTCGCAGCGGGTGCAGTTATCGAAAGTCGATCTAGTCAGGTCATCGGCTTTAACAGTGAAATGGTCACGAATGCAGTGCCGATGGAGCAGCCGTCGGGCGGCGACGTCATCAACATCCATATCGATGCGCCGCCTGGAACCACTCGGGAATCAGCTGACCAGATGGCAAACCGAACGGCCGTGGCCCTTAGCCGCGCGCGCAGGAGGAATAGCTAATGTCCTTCCTCGAAACCCCGCGCTTCCCGGATAAGTTGGCTTATGGGCTGGTCGTCGGCCCGCTCGACTCGCGTACTCGGATCAGGACCGATTCAGGCCAGGTCACGATCAATGTCAACTGGGCTCACTACCTCACAAAGTTTAATGGCTCGACCACGCACCGCACGCAGGCGGAGCGGGACGAGATTGATGCTTTCTTCCGGGCCGTGCGTGCCGACGGTTTCAGGATTAAGGACTGGTCCGACTACAAGAGCGATTCGCGCGGGGTCGTAACGGCGCTGTCACCGACTACCTGGCAGATCGGCAAGAGCTACACCAGCGGTGCGGCCACCTACACCCGGAAGATCACCAAGCCAGTGAGCGCGATCACCGTGGCCGGCGGCGGGTCATACACGGTGGACTACACGACGGGCATCATCACCAAAAACAGCGGTGCGAGCCCGACTGGTTGGAGCGGCGAATTCGATGTTCCTGTGCAGTTCGATTCGGACGAACTGTTCTGGCAGGTCGCCACGCGCGGTGCTGGCGGGCTGATGTATATCTGCGATGACCTGACACTGACGGAGATGCGTCTGTGAAAAGCATCTCGGCTGAATTGAAGGCGCACCTCGCGTTGCCGGTCACCACCATCGCCCATATCGTGAAGATGACGCGGCGCGATTCCTTCGTGCTTGCTGTCACGCCCGACCACGACCAGGACATCACGTTCGATGGTATGACGTACAAGTCTGCCTTCGGAGTTATCCCTTCCGCCGCCGAAACGAGTGCAGCCATGAATGTGGACACGATGGACGTGAAGGGCGCGCTCGTGACCTTAGGTGTGAACGAGGCGGACATCGCCGCTGGCCTTTGGGACCTTTGCGAGGTGCGCGTGATGCGTGTGAACTACCGCGACCTCACGATGGGATGCGAGAAGCTACACCGCTACACGTTCGGTGAAATCTCCGTGGGGCGTTCGTCGTTCACAGCGGAGTTCCGCGGCATGACGCAAAAGCTGCAGCAGACGCTTGGTGACGTGGTCACCCCCTCTTGTAACGCGGATTTGTTCGACGCGCGCTGCGGGGTGCCTGAGACGGAAGGCGTATGGAAGTTTCCCGACCAGGTCATAACTGGCGTGACCAGCAACCGCTCTTTCACCATTGCCGCTTTGACGCAGGTCGCCGACTTCTTCACTGCGGGGAGGGTGCAATTTACCGCTGGCGCGAATTCTGGTCTTCAGATGGAGATCAAGCAGCACAGCGCCGGCGGTGTCCTTACGCTACAGGAGCCGATGCCGTACGAGGTCGCCGAGGATGACGAGGTAATCGTCTGGGTCGGTTGCCGGAAGCGCTCGGCCGAAGACTGTAACTCCAAGTTCGATAACGTGATTCGCTTCCGTGGTTTTCCTTCACTGCCTGGCCAGGACCAGATGTACAAAGGCGTCTGATGAAAAAAGAGGATCTAGCAGCGGCCGCCATATCGATGGTCGGTACGCCGTTCCATGCACAGGGCCGCGTGCCGGGCGTAGGGCTGGACTGCATCGGATTGATCGCCTGCGTGGCGCGCGCGTGCGACATCCCGCACGAAGACAAGGCTGCCTACCCACTGCGACCGAATGGTGAACTCCAGCCGGCACTAGATGCGCAGCTGGTCCGGGTGGGCGGTGAGCCGCAGGCCGGCGATGTGCTGCTGATGGCATTTGAGAAGCAGCCACCGCACCACGTGGCTATGTTCGTCGGCAACCAGCAGTTCGTGCACGCGTACGTCACCGCGCGTAAGACGGCGCTGCAGTCCTATACAGAGTTTTGGCGCCAGAAGGTGGTGGCCATCTACCGATTCCCGGGGGTTGAGTAATGTCGCTACTTGGCGTCGCTGCAGCTGGCGTAACAGGCTTCTTCACCATGTGGAATCCGTCGGCGATGGCTGCCGCATACGCGGTAGGATCGGGCGTAGATGCATATACGAGCCAGCCAGATCGCTATGGTCCGCGCCTGGACGAACTGCGCACGCAGATGTCCGTCTACGGCAATCCGATCCCGTTCGAGTACGGCACAAACCGTCACGCCGGCACGGTCATCTGGCCCAAGGAGTTGGTCGCAGTTGAGCACGAACAGACCGAGAGCGCGAAGGGTGGCCCTGAGCAGCATACCTTCACCTACACGCTGTCGTGCGCGGTCCTCGTATGCGAGGGTCCTATCGATGGCATTCGCCGGATCTGGGCGAACAAAAAGATCATCTATGACGTCAGCATAGACAATGCCGGCGCCACGCAGGACCCGGCAATCGGTAGCATTCGATTTTACCTCGGCACCGAGACGCAGGACGTGGACCCGTTGATCGAAGCGACCGATGGCGCCAGCCCCGCGTACCTTGGCTATGCCTATGTCGTGTTCGAAAACTACGACGTCACGGAATTAAATGGCCGTCCTCCACAGTGGGAATTCGAAGTCATCACGGATGGCGACACTGATATACCAGACGCTAGCACCTTTGGAGAATACTATTCCACCGGCCGGGACGATGCGATTGCCACTTCGGACATGGATAGTAATGGACACCTATGGTTGACTACCATGACAGGGCATGCTGTTTTTGATCCAGAGACAGGAACCTACACACTCGATCCGAGTAATTTGCATCGACCGCAAATACAGGAGTACGATGCCGCAACTAAGACGCTATTATGGTACATGGATGTTCCCTACATTGTAGTGAACGACCATCCACAATACGCGATTCAAGGTAAATCAGTTTACAGCGGTGGTTACTACTTTATTGGGCGCGGACTTCCTGGCTCGGAAATTGCCGCGCACGATGAATGGGGCTGCGGGGTGCCGACCCCTTTTACCCATGGATACGCTGTCAACACGACTACGAGGCACGTTGTCGCTATATATGATGATGCGTCAAGCGGACAGTTCGATAACATATTTTACTGGCCAGCTATACCTATTCCGGTTGTCGATAATAATAAAGTTTACTTCGCAAGTAACAATGGCATAACAGGTGGGTTTTCTTCCGGATTTATGCCATCCAGCGTCATGGCTGAAGATGGGTCTGATTATGATCCGATACCGGATAGAACCGGATCGGAGGATAAGTGGGTTACTGTATTGGATATGTGGTCACAAACCAACCCTAAGCGCATGGTTTGCGGCAGCGGAGGGGGCGTCCCACCCGACCTTACTTCGACCGCCATTAACTTTCCCGGATGGGCATATAAGTCTACTGTAATACAAAATCCTAACGCGGTTATTGTTCAAGGGTATGCTGGCGGATTTTCTTATCTGGCATGGGTATTTAGCAGTTCGCCGGTAACTAGATTCGATCTAATAGCAGCAGAGGTTTCCCATGTAATAGTACCCGGCAGCGCCGTCATAATGCCCCCCATCGTATGGGACTCGGCGAACGAAACCTTGTGGGTTTTTGCTGGAAGTGGGAACAATCAGCTTCATGCGGTTACGCGTGGCGCAGGTTCAATAACATATACAGGTTTTGCATTTCCATTAATACCAGGGCAGCTGTTTGGAGACAGCGTACGTGGAGCAACTGTCGATCAGGCAACTGGCCTTTTACGTCTTGTGATTGGAGGTGGTTTTGGCGATCCGACGCGCCTATTGCTGTTTGACCCGATCACGCAGTCGATCATCGAGGAAATGACAATTGGTACCGACTTTGCACACACCACCGGCAAAATGTGGGATATGCCTGGTCAAAAGAAGGTTATCTATGTTGACGGCTATAATATCCATGACATTCCATATGGCACGGCACTAGATAACGCACCAGTCGTATTAGCCGACATCGTTTCGGACCTTTGCGCACGCGCTACACTTGAAGCTGATGATATCGATGTTGCCGAGTTGATCGACCAGGTCGACGGCTACATCGTGCCGCACCAAATGGCGGCGCGCGCTGCCATTGAGCCCCTGCAGCAGGCCTACTACTTCGACTGTGTCGAATCGGAAGACAAGGTACGCTTCATCAAGCGCGGCTCCGCGACCGTGACAACCATCCCGGCCGCTGATCGTGCAGCGCACGAAGCAGGCAGTGAGATGCCGGCAAATCTCGATATCCGCCGCGCGTTCGAAACAGAGTTGCCGGTCCGTGTCGACGTGGAATACTCGGATCTGGATGCTGACCACCAGATCGGAAGCCAGGGCGACTCACGAATCACTAAGGACACGCGGCACCGCGTGAACATCCAACTGCCCATCGTGATGCCCGCGACCAAGGCCAAGGAGATCGCGCGCACCCAGTTGTACCAGGCATGGCAGAACAATACCTTCCACTGGACGACTACCCGGAAGTACGCATTCCTTGAGCCAACCGATATCGTGCTACTGCCCACCGACAGTGCGATCTATCGGGCGCGCATCACGAGTCGCCGTGATCAGCCTAACGGGATCATCGAATGGGAAGGTATCCAAGAGTCGGTCGAGGTCTACACGCAAACCGGCGCAGACGCAATGCCACCTCCCTACTCACCACAGACTGTCTTCGAGCCGAGTGCTACCGTACTGGCGCTGATGGATATTCCCCTCCTGCGTGATGAGGACGATAACGCCGGATTTTACGTCGCGATGGGAGGTCAACTATGACATGGACTGGTGCGACGCTGTATAGAAGCGTGGACTCTGGTTCAACCTACGAGGCGATGCTGTCTTCGACTAACGCAGCAACCATCGGCACTGCGGCCGGCATCCTTGGTGATTTCGGTGGCGGCAATATTTTTGATGAGCTCAACAGCGTGGATATCCTGCTGCAGTCGGGCTTGCCATTGACCAGCTATACGCAACAGCAGGTGTTCAGTGGGTCCGGCCTATGCGTGCTAGGCGCGCCGGGGCGATGGGAGGTGATGCAATTTCGAACGGCGGCGCTCATCGGCGCGGCAACCTACCGATTATCCGGCTTACTACGAGGCCGCCGTGGCACCGAGTGGGCGATGAGCCTGCATGCTGCAGGCGACATCTTCGTGCTGGCCAGTATGACCGCCTGGAGCCGCCCTAATCCTGGCACGGCTGAAATCGGCCTGGCAAGGGTCTATAAGGGCGTGACTTCAAAGACATCGCTGCCGGATGCTGAGGTGCAGGGTTTCGTGAATACGGCAATGGGGCTGGAGTGCTATGCACCAGTTCAAATCGGCGGCGGCAGGAATGCGGACGGAGACGTGACGATCAACTGGGTGCGTCGCAGCAGGATCGGCGGTGAATGGCGGGATTATGTCGACGTGCCGTTAGGTGAGGTAAGCGAGGCCTATCTGTTGGAGATATGGGACAGCGACTATACGGTGCTGAAGCGCACAATCACTGGATTGACTAGTCCAACGGCCACGTACACGGCAACCGATCAAACGACAGATTTTGGCAGCCCACAGTCAACCGTGTACCTAAAGGTCTATCAAGTTTCAGCCACCGTCGGTCCCGGGATTCCGGGTATCGGATCAGTTTAGTAATACCAACCACCAACAAGCCGCCTTCGGGCGGTTTTTTATTGGGCAGACCAATGAGCGACAGCACAACCAATCTTGACCAGCTTTCCAGCAGCCAGTCGCAGAAGGAAGTCACTACAAATGCGCTGTTCGATGCCGGAAGCGCATCCATGATCTTCGGCCGGCGCGCGCCTACGACCGCTGCGCTGACCTGGGGCTACTATGGCGGGCGCTATACAAAAGCCGACGGCACGAATATCTCGGTCGCAAACGGCACGCTGACGCTCACGGCGTCGGTGACGAACTATGTCGAAGTGGATAGTTCGGGTGTAGTGAGCGTCAACGCCAGTGCATTCACCAACGGCCGCGTGCCGCTCTACACCGTCGTCACCAGCGGCAGCAGCGTCACGAGCTACACGGATAACCGCGATGGCACGCAGGGTAACTATCTGTCCCGCCTCGCGGCTGCAGCATTGGCTGATGGCGATAAGGGTGACATTACCGTTTCGGCTTCCGGCGCAACATGGGCAATCGACGATGACGCCGTCACCTACGCGAAGATGCAGAACGTCAGCGCGGCCGATAAGCTGCTCGGGCGAAGCACGGCTGGCGCCGGAAACATCGAAGAGATCACGTGTACAGCCGCCGGTCGCGCCCTACTGGATGACGCCGACGCCAGCGCTCAGCGCACGACGTTGGGCCTAGCGATAGGAACGAACGTGCAGGCCTATGACGCCGAACTGGCGGCAATCGCTGGCCTGACCTCGGCGGCTGACAAGATCCCCTATTTCACCGGCAGCGGCACAGCGGCGCTGCTCACGCGCGACACCGATGTGACCTTGGCAGCCAACAGCGACACGGCCATCGCCACGCAGAAGGCGGTCAAGGCCTATGTCGACAACATCGTGACCGGCGGCGCAGCCGATGTCATGATCTTCAAGGGCGTCATCGACTGCTCGGCGAACCCGAATTACCCGGCGGCCGACGCCGGCAACCTGTACAAAATCAGCGTGGCCGGCAAGATCGGCGGCGCCAGCGGGCCGAACGTCGAAGTCGGCGACACGATCTACTGCATCACCGACGCCACCTCGGCCGGCACACAGGCTGGAGTCGGTGCAAGCTGGAATATCTCGCAGGTCAACGTCGATGGCGCGGTGACCGGGCCAGCATCCGCGACTGGCGATCACGTTGCGCTGTTCAACGGTAGCACTGGCAAGATCATCAAGGACTCTGGCCTGACGCTGGCCGGCACCAACACGGGCGACGAGACCACGACCACGGCCGGCGCGCTGATCAATGGCGCCACCAGCAAGACCACTCCGGTCGATGCCGACTACATCGGCCTGATGGATAGTGCGGCGTCGAACGTGTTGAAGAAGCTGAGTTGGGCGAATCTCAAGGCGATGCTCTGGACCGCGTGGGGCGCGCTCATCGCCGCTGGTACGCAGAAGACCGCCCCAGTCGATGCCGACATGTTTGCCATCGCAGATAGCGCAGCCTCCAACGCCACGAAATACATCACCCTCGCAAACGTCCGCACCAGTCTGCAGGGCGACGGGCTGACCTCGGCGCAAGCCGGCTTCCGCAACATCCCGCAGAACAGCCAGAGCGCGGCCTACACCACCGTGGCAGCCGACTCTGGCAAGCACATTTACCATCCGGAAGCGGATACCACGGCGCGTACATGGACGATCGACAGTAACGCAAACGTCCCATACCCAATCGGGACCGCGATCACGTTCGATAACGATTTCGGCGCGGGCGCGCTGACGATTGCGATTACCTCTGACACGCTAGTTTTAGTTGGTGCGGCAGGCTCGACTGGAAGTAGGACTATCGCATCAGGCGGTCAGGCGACTGCGATCAAGGTCACGTCGACACGTTGGAGGATCAACGGAACAGGCCTGACATGAGCCGCTTCTATATCGATCCGTCCAGCGGCCTTCTGGTCCCGCGCCAAAGGGGTATTGTCCGCGCACGCCATTGCAGCATGGGCGCGCCGCAGCAGGCGCTTGCCGCCTACGGCGCATCGTCTGGCCCAGCAGACCCATATTTCGCGAATGTAGTTCTACTGTTGAAATTCAACGGGACCAACGGCGCCACCACGGCCGTCGATCAATCGGCTGCCGCGCACTCGATGTCGATGGCCGGCTCGACAAAACTGGATAGCGCGCAAGCGAAGTTTGGCCCGACATCTCTGAACCTGAAGGATGCATCTGGTGTGGGTGAGGTCACGTCGCCGGACAGTGCGGATTGGTGCTTCGGCACAGGACAGTTCACCGTTGAGTTCTGGATATATCTTTCGACTGCGCCTGGTACGACCAATCGAGGCATGATCTCGCAGTGGCAGACCGGGAGCGTCGGGTGGTATTTCGGGCAGGGCAATAGCGGCCAGTTGATTTTCCTCTGGTCGACCACCGGCGCCGATACTCCCCTGATAGGTGCCGCATGGACCAAGACTACCGGCGTCTGGACGCACATTGCGGCGGACCGCGACGCGAGTAACGTGCTTAGGATCTATCAAGACGGAGTTGTGCTGACCTCGTCTACGGTCACTGCGAACTTTTTCGATTCGACCAAGCCCCTTGAGATCGGCAACAACAATACGGTGGCATCACTCCTGCCTGGATTCATGGATGAAATCAGGATCACAAAGGGCGTTGCACGTTACGCCGGCGCATTCACCCCGCCGACGTTGGAGTTCCCTAATTCGTGAGCACTAAGGACTGAGCACAAATCCCATCATCGGCTGCAGGAATATATGCGTGCTGACGTGGGCAATTTCCGTTGTGAGAAAGCCGTAGCGCCAGTAGAGATAGCCCCAGAGAATGCCGGCCAATATGAATCGCACGACAATAAAGAGAATCGCGGCGGGGGTGATCGCCTCAGAAAAAAGCGGCAATCCGTTTAGAAACATCGGCATGGCTTGAGCGGAAATGATTGCGAACCAAATTGCGCCCGGTGGGATTTTTCCTTGAGCATCGCGCCATACCAAGCCAAGAGTCCACACGATAGTGGACATGAGAAACAGCCGGTAAAGAATATTCTCATTGAAGGCGCGCAGCATGTAATAGGCCATCCGCTCGCCAAGGCCATGCTGGAATGAGGTCACATACTCCGGCGGCAGAATGGCGCGGAACAGCACGCCATCGATCAACACAATCGCGATCGCCACCGCAAGGCCGATGCCGAACGATGCCGCGACTGGATGCGCCAAGCCATGAGGCAGCAGGGAGAGCCCCGCGCGTCGTGAGCACCAAAGGCCGATGGCAGCCAAGGTCACGAATAGGGCGGATCGCAGCCACGCAGAGTCGCGTGTCACAGCGACGAATATGACGTCGAAGCCCGCCATGGCCGCGATGGCGCCGCCGACGAGCAGCAGAGCGCCGGCAGTGAGGTGCGAGCGCAACGGCATGGTTTGAATTGTCGCTTTCATGGCTATGAACATAACATAATCACAACCCGCTCCGGCGGGTTTTCTTTTCGGGGTCGCTATGTCGAGGCGTGCACGTATTTTCGGTATCTGGCTGGCGTGCGTCGCCGGCGCGGCGGCCACCTTAGCCCGCATGCTCTGGTGCGTGCTGACCAATCCTGACAAGGCGGTCTATATCGCCATCGCCATCGACCGGGCCGGCAACGCCGCAGCGAATGGCGACCACAGCGAGACGATCAGCAGCAGGGCAAATCGGGCGCGCGCCGAGGGCCGCCGCTGGGCGTGCGTGCTGTGCCGGATCCTCGATTGGATTAAGAAAGACCACTGCCGCGACTCCGCCGGCAAATGATTTCTAACCGATCGCCGCCTGGCGATCCTCCTTTATAGGCCGACGATGGACCACATCAAACACCTCCTCGATGCAATTTCGCTGAGCGCCATGGTTGCGACGCTCGTCGGCATGTTACCCCACATAGCCGCACTGCTTTCCATTATCTGGACGCTGTTGCGAATTTATGAGACCAAGACGGTGCAGCAGTGGATGAATAGGTGGCGCAAATGAAGTTGACCCTTATCGAAGACTGGAAGGCGGTCATAGCCAAGGCATGGTCCGTGAAGTTCAACATTGCGGCAACACTGTTCGGCGCCGGCGAGGTGATCGTTGCACTCGTGCAGCCGGCCAGTATCCCGAACGGCATTTTCGCCGGCATTGCCGCGGTGATCTCGATCCTGTCGAACGTCTCGCGCGTGCTGGCGCAGAAGGAGTTGAGCGATGGCGCTGCCAAGTAAGCGAAGTCTCGCGGCCATTGTCGGCGCCACGGCAGCGGCTGCACTCTATGTGCTCACGCCGTCAATGGAGGGCCGAGTGCTCAAAACCTACAAGGATGTCGGCGCCGTGCTGACCTACTGCGATGGTGCGACCGAGAATGCGATTTGGGGAAAGACCTACACGCCGGCCGAATGCAATGCGCAGTTGGATCGTGATCTTGCGCGGCACGCTGAGGGCGTCATGGCCTGCACCAGCGCGCGCCTCACCGACGGCCAGAAAGTGGCCTACGTCGATTTTGCATACAACGTGGGCATCGCGGCCTACTGCGGGTCGAGCGTCGCGCGCAAGGCCAACGCTGGCGACGTGCGCGGCTCCTGCGACGCTCTGATGATGTGGAATCGCGCCGGCGGCAAAGTGTGGCCCGGCCTGACGCGCCGCCGCGCCGCCGAGCGCGAGATCTGCCTGAAAGGGATCGTATGAGCCAGGTATCGAAAAAGTTGAGGTACTGGGAGGGTGGCGGGCATTTCGGCTATTCCTTCTTCTGCCCAGGCTGCGACTCGCCGCACACCATCAACACAAATCCCGGCGGATGGGGATTTGACGGCAACGTCGAAAGCCCGACTTTCACGCCATCGGTGCTTGTGACCCATGAGGCCAAGCCTGACGCCAGCAAGGAATTCAAAGAGTGGCGCACCGCCCGCGCCTGCCATTCCTTCGTGACCGCTGGGCGCATTCAGTTCCTTGGCGACTGCACACACTCGCTCGTCGGCCAAACGGTCGACCTACCGGACTATCCGGAAGAGTGGCAATAATGAGCATCCTATCCACGGCCGGCGGCGCGCTAACCGGTGGCCTATGGAAGGTCGCGGCTCTCGGGCTGCTCGTCGCCCTGCCATTAGTGGGCGGCGCGGCCGGCTTCGGCTGGTGGTTGGCGGCTCGCGACCGCGATGCCGCCCGGGTTGATCTGGTAGCGGAGCAGGGTAGGAGCGCCGATCTGACCGTCGCCATCCGCGAACAGAACCGGGCGGTAGATGCTATGAGAGCAGCCAAAACCGCCGCCGAGACCCGCGGCGCCGCGGCCCGACTCAAGGCGGCGGAGCAGGGTAGGCGGTTTGATGGCGCGCTGCAGCAGATAATCGGCGCACACGCGACGAGCTGCGACGAAGCTATGCCGGCCGTGAACAGGCTATGGGAGGCCGTGCGATGAAACACCAATCATGGCGACAAATTATTCCAAAAATTATTCCAGCGCTGCTGCTGTCCGGGTGCGCCAGCGCACCGCCGACGACGCAGACCGTGGAGATCCCGGTCTATGTGGCATGTCTGAAGGAGGTGGATGTCCCTGCTGCACCCACTTTTGAGTTTGACCGGCTCCAGCCCGGCGCTGCCGACGGCGAGAAGATCCTGGCGCTGGCGAGGGACTGGCCGCGTGGCAGGGCGTACGAGGCCCAGCTGCGCGCGGCTATTGAGGGATGTCTGTGACGCCATGGCCTACGATCCCGCGCGCGACGCCTGCGCAAGCTGCCGGTTCTTTGTAGCAGACGAAGAGGATGAGCCCGGCGAGTGTCATCGCCTGCCACCTTCCTATATAGCCCGACTCCACGTTTGGTCTTTCGCCAGTGTGACGCCGGATAACTCGTGTGGCGAGCACGATTCTGTCATATCGGACGACCATGCCCACTCAGCCAACTGTCATTGATACTGGAATTTTCCCGTACGGGACGCCGCACCAGGTTAGCTGTGCGGAGGCGGTGAATCGTCTCGGTAGCGGAGCCCTGGCCGCCGCGGAAATTGGTGTCTCCAAGAATGCGGTGAATGATTCGATTTCGAGGATGAAGGCCAACGCGGCGCGCGCGGGCTACGCGCCGGAATGTGACCTGATCCACCCGGTGGCGCCGGGCCAGAAGCTGCGCGGCGCTTCCTTACTGTATCGGCGCGGTGAACCAGAGCCGCTGCTCACGTGGGTAAAGAGCTCGGCGGACGAGCAGGCGCAGGCGGCGATTATGCGGGAGGCGTTTGCGGCGATGTCCGAAGATTTACCTCGCGTAGCGCCAGTGGCTCCGCCGGTGGCTACAATCGACGCGCTATGCAATCTCGTCGTCTTCACCGATTATCACCTAGGGCAACTGTCCTGGCATAAAGAGGGCGGCGCCGACTGGGATCTGAAAATCGCCGAGTCTATGCTGCTAAACAGCTTCATTCACATGGTTGAATCAGCACCTAAGGCGAGCGCCTGTGTGCTCTGTCTTCAAGGTGACTTCCTACACACAGACGGGCTTTTGCCGCTCACACCGGCGCACAAGAACGTCCTCGATGCAGACGGTCGCTTCTCGAAAATCGTCGCCACGGCGATCCGCGTGATCCGCCAGTTGATAGCCTACGCGCTTGCCAAGCATGATTCCCTGCATCTAATTATCTGCGAGGGCAACCATGATGAGGCTGGCTCTATGTGGTTGCGCCAGATGTTCGCCGCGATGTACGAGCGCGAGCCGCGCATGACGGTCAACGATTCGGAATTGCCGTTTTACGTGCACCAACACGGCGACACGATGCTGGCATTTCATCACGGCCATAAGGTGAAGAATGAGCAACTTCCAATGTTGTTCGCTGCGCAGTATTCTAAGATGTGGGGCGCAACCAGTAAGCGGTACGCGCATTGCGGACACCGTCACCACATCGACGAAAAGGAATATGCCGGGATGTCGGTGACGCAGCACCCGACACTGGCCGCGCGAGACGCACATGCTTCGCGGGGCGGATGGATTTCCGATCGCGCCGCAAATGTCATCACGTATCACAAGCGATTTGGCCAGGTCGGTAGAACGATTGTCTGCCCCGAGATGTTCGAGGTGCAGTAAAATTGAAGGGCTTGGATAGGGTGGCCACCCGACAAGCTGGTTTGACCGCCAGCTTCCAAGCACCCAAAGGTCATCCTCTAGTCAAGGAACATATGGAAATCATCCTCCGCGCGCAAGCGAAGGCATTCGCCTTAAAGCGCTATTTCACTGGCAAGCCCTGCAAGCAGGGGCACTACGCTGAGCGTCTAGTTTCTAACGGCACTTGCTTGGAGTGCTTTAATATCAGGCAGAAAAAAGCGTATCACGCCGACTTAGATGAGAGTCGCCGACGGCAAAAGGTTCGGCGTGATAGTGACCCGCTTCTGGCAGAAAAGAAGCTCGCGCGGCGCGTTGCTAACGACCCTAGCTACGCACTTCGTTCGGATGCGTGGCGCAATTCTAAGGGCGCCAGGAAGGCCGCGAAAGCCGCTGGCTTGTCGCAATATAGTACCGGCACTCCTTGTTGTCATGGGCATCTCGGCCCGCGCTACGTCACCGACGGGAAGTGCGTAGAGTGCAATCGCCTTTCATGCGCGGCGCGAAACGAGGCGCGAGCTCAGACCCGACCATCACTCCTTGAGTTTCGCAGAAGTAAGGTGGAGCGCGCAGAGGCTGCGAAACGCCGCGCCGCAGACTATGCGGAAGTAACAAGGCCGTGGCGAGAAGCTCATCAGGCAAGGCAATTGGCCTTGGTGCGCGGTGACAAGACCTATGTCGGACGCCCTTGCAGCTCCGGTCACTCCGGGCTGCGCTACACGAGCGGGGCATGCGTTCAATGCGCTAACGAAGCAGCGGCTTCCGACGCGAAAAAGTCTTACGACCTTGGCTACTACGCCAAGAATATCGATCACATCCTGCGCCGTACGCGCGCCTACAACGCAACAAATCGAGTACGACGGCAGGAGCAAGCGAAGCGATGGGCCGCAGCTAACCGATCCAAGGTTCGAGCAATCAAGATGTCCTACAAGGCCAGGCGCCGCGCACAGGAAGAGGGCGGGGATTCAACCGCTGCGATCCACGCATGGGAAATGACGGCGCCTAAGGTCTGTCACTGGTGTAGCGTCAAATGCCCCAAGAAATACCACATCGACCATTACGAGCCGCTTTCAAAGGGCGGGAAGCATGTCGTCGCCAACTTGGTGATTGCCTGCCCCAAGTGCAATCTGAAGAAAAGCGCAAAGGATCCATATGAGTTCGCAAAAGCCGTTGGCCGCCTGTTCTGAGCTGCAGCCATGACCTATCTAATCGCATTCTGCACATCGTTCGTCTTCATATTCCTGAAGGCGACGCAGCAGCTCAACGTCGTCAACAAGCAGTACCTATGGGTACTGCCGACGTCGATGGCGATGGCGGCCTGCGAGGTCTACGTCATCGCGACGACGGCGCGGAACGGGTATGGCTGGATCGCCCTCGCCGTGGGAGTAGGCTCCGGCCTGGGCTGTATGGCCTCAATGTGGGTACATGGAAAGGTCACGAAGAAATGAGCGATTCGCGCAACCCAAAGGACGCCATCGCGCGCGCTAAGGTCCCGCTACACCTGTGGCCCATTGCCGCGACGATGTATGGTTGCTGGGCTCTTTTCTGCGGGAAGACAAAGTACGGCAGCTTGAACTGGCGTGCAACCCCGGTGCTGGCCAGCGTCTACTACGGCGCGCTGCTGCGTCATGCCGGCCGGTGGTGGGAGGGCGAAGACCTCGACCCAGACGACGGCACGCCGCACCTCGGCAACGCACTAGCGTGCCTGGCCATCCTTATCGACGCCCACGTGAGCGGGACGTTGATCGATGACAGGCAGTTCAACGGCGCCGGCGTTATCGCCAGCCTGAGCAGCTTCAACCACCTGGCGCCGACGCTTGAGGCGAAATACGCCGAGAAGAACCCGAAGCACTATACGATCCAGGATAACGCGGGCAGTTGATAGCTGGTGATATACTGTATTTATGTACAGTATTAACCTGGCTATCATGAATGTTGTTGTCACCCCGATGCGCACCCGGGGAGTAGAGGTGCCGAGGCGGATGCTGAGCGACCGGTTCACGGTCACGCATAAAGGTGCGCTGGTGATCATGGACGTAACCGACCAGGGACTGCGGCGGCCAGTAAAGGTCGCCCGGCTCCACCGTGGCGAGGTGCTGGGCGCCATGGAGTTGATGGAGCCGCACATCATCTGGGCGAACGATGGCCGTTTCGTTTTGGCTGGCTTCGAGCGCCTTCGGAACGACGCCGGCGAAGTCGTCAGCTACGCGCAGTCTTGGCTATGCAAGCTCGACATGCAGCCTGCCAGCGCAGGTGACGGCGCGCCCGTGGCGCACCGAAACCAACCATCCCGGTAACTGAATCGTTGAATATACAGTGTGTAAGTACTTGTTTTAAGCCGGTCTATACAGTGGTTTATTGTGTGATTGATCTATGTTGATATTTTAAGGTAAGTGTTTGATTACACTGCATAATGTACTGTTGTGATGTTGCTTCATACCAT